AAATTTGTAGAACAAATCTTAATAAATTCAAATACTAAATATTATTCTGAATATGTTTTTCCATGGAGTGATGGAAAAAGATATGACTTTTATCTCCCAGAACATAATGCAATTATTGAGGTTATGGGCATTCAACATTATAAGGATGGATGTTTTGGAGACGGATGTCGTACCCTTAAAGAAGAACAAGCAAATGATATATTAAAAGAAAAATTAGCTTTGGATAATGGTATTAAAAATTATTTTAAATTAGATTGTAGAAAATCTGATTTTAAATATATGAAAGAGTCATTTATACATTCTAATATTCCAGATTTTTTACAGATTGATGAAAATATAGATTATAAAGAGTGTTTTAAAAATTCACTAAAATCCAAAATCATTCAAGCTATTGAACTATGGAATAAAGGATATAAAACATCAGAAATAGCACTAAAAATAAAAGTAAGCCAAAAGACAATTATTGAATATTTGCATACTGGTAATGATATCGAACTATGCAAATATAATGGATTGAATAAAGAAGTTATATGTTTGACAACAGGCGAAATATTTCCTTCGATTAAAATTGCAAATTTAAAATATAATACAAATAAAGTTGGTGATTGTTGTAGAGGTGAAAAAGACTATATTATAGACGAAAGAAATAATAAGCTTGTTTGGAAATTTTATAAAGACTATTTAAAAAGCACTGCTTCTTCGGAAGTTAGTGCTTAATTTATTTGAAATACAGGAGGTGGTAAGTACGGCTACTAAAGGTGCAAAAAAAGAAACACAAAAGAAAATATGTCTGGCTTGTCCACCAGAAGAAAATAAGAATGTACATCCATTAGGAGATTTTTATCTAAGCAAAAATCCTATGCATAAAGATGGAAAATTACCTTGGTGTAAAAATTGTATAAAACGGCTGAGTTTAAATAAATCAGGAGAAATAGATGAGGAAAAATTTAAATCTGTACTGCGACAGATAGATCGTCCATATTATAAAGATGTTCTTCAATCAGCAGTAAAACAATATAAAAAAGAACATTCATATATTGAAGATAATGACATTAAATATCATGGTGAAGATATTATTGGGTTGTATTTTAAAAACCTCAATACGCTTAGACAGGTTGCAAATAAGTCATATGGAGATAGCGAAAAAGAAGGATTTGTCAGGAAACAAGGTGTACAAGCAGCAAGCGTAAATATTGGAAATACTGTAAAACAAACTGTAAAGGATAAACACTATTCAAGCATTGAAGATTTTGAGGTTACAGATAATATAAAAGATTTGTTTGGAGACGGATATACTACTGTTGAGTATAAAAAAATGTACGAGAAATACGAAAAACTTAAACTCAATTACACCTTACAAACAAATTTACACCAAGAGGCTCTTGCAACTTATGTTCGTTTTAAGGTAAAGGAAGAAATGGCTACTGCCGCTGGTAATGTAGATGAAGCTAAAAAATGGTATGACGCAGCACAGAACGCAGCATCAAACGGGAAATTAACACCAAAACAATTATCTGCCGCCGATCTACAAAAAGGAGTAAATAGTTTTAGTGAATTAACATTAGCAATTGAGCAAGCAACAGATGTAATCAATATATTGCCAAAATATAAGACTCAACCACATGATGCTCCAGATTTTAATATTTATTGTTATATAAGTTACGCACGAAAACTAAAAGGATTACCACCAATAGAATACAAAGATATTTACAAATTTTATGATGATAAAATGGAAGAATATCTGAGGCAGTATGGTGATCCAAACGGTGTATTTACAGAAGCCAATGACACTATGTTAAAAAACAGACCGAATATAGAAAAATTCATTATATTGCCAAGCGATTACGATGACTTGTCAGATGGAAGTGAGGACGATGCAGATGAATGATTTTCATCTGATGACTGATGAGTCAATCAAGGAAAGAATACTTGCTATACAAGATGATTCTGTATTTGGAAAAAACTTATATAACTACTATGAATTTATAAGCTGGGCAAGATGGTATCCAGATTTGTTTATAGACTTATTGCGCACTGAAAAAAGTAACTTCAATATGCATTTTGATCAAAGAGTTTTTTTGAGGTCAGATGTGCGATTTATGAATATGTATGGTACATTCAGTCGTGGATATGCTAAAACATTCAATGAGGTTTTGTCTTGTGTTATAGTGGCTATTCTTTTTCCGCAAATTGAACTTGCCATTTCAGCTCAGACGAAAGAAAATGCAGCAGATTTATTAAAGTCTAAATTTAATGAAATACGAAATAAATTCCCTCTTATTGAAAACGAATTAGAAAAAGAACCTAAATTTATTAAAGGTGATGCATTAATTCAGTTTAAAAACGGAAGTTCTATAGATGCTATTGCAAATGCGCAGACAACCAAAGGACAAAGACGAAGAAGATTAAAAATTGAAGAAGCTGCTCTTTTAAATAACGAATTATATCAAGATGCTCTTGAACCTGTAACAGAGGTTCCTAGATATACTGTGGGTAAAATGGCTCTCGTAGATCCACAGGAATTAAATCAACAAATACATTTCTTCACAACATCTGGTTTCCGTGGCTCCGATGAATACCAACGCTCTATAGACATGTATGACAATATGTGCGAATTGAAAGGACAAATCGTTCTTGGTGCAAGTTGGATGCTACCGTGTTGGTATGGCAGAGGTAGTAATAAAAGTCAGATATTAAGAAAAAAAAGTACCTCCTCTCCTATTGCTTTTGCGCAAAACTATGAACAAGAGTGGGTTGGTTCTTCAGACGGTGCATTAGTTGATATAAACAAGTTAATGATTTGCCGGACATTAACCACACCAATGATTAATTTCAATAAATTGGATGAAGAATTTTATCTTGGTGTAGACGTTGCTCGTAGTCAGAAAGCAACAAATAACCAATCTTCTATTGCAATTGGACGAGTTATAAGAAATAAAGAATCGAATAGGATTGTATCTATTGAAATTCCAAATATTATGACAGTATCTAATGCAATGAACTTTTCAGCACAGGCATGTTTGGTGAAAAAGACCAAAAAGAATTTCCTAGCAAAAGCAGTTATTGCAGATGGGAATGGATTGGGTGCAGGATTGATAGATGAGTTGTTAAAGGAATCTTATGATCCGATTACTGGAGAGTATCTTGGATGTTGGAATACAATGAACACCGATAACCAACCAGAGGTTAGAGATGCTGAAAAATGTTTGTTTGATATGAAAGCACAGCATTTTCAGAGTAAAGTAGTTGCTGATTTTATAGATGCTGTTGAAAGTGGCAAATTAAAGTTGCTTGAGAAAAAGCAAGACACAGATTTTTCTCCTAAAGATAAACAAAATATGGATTTAAGAGTATTACCTTACATACAAACTGATTTATTATTTGAGGAAATAGCAAACTTAAAATTAAAGCATATGACAAATGGTGCTTTATCTGTAGAAAAGGTCGTGAAAAAAGTAGATAAAGACCGCTTTTCTGCATTAAGTTATCTGATATTTTACATTACTGAATATTGCAGTGCTATTAAGTCAAAAAAAAATAATACCAATGTATCCTCTCTCACTGCTCTTGCACGAAAACCCAAATTATATTCTCATTAGAAAGGCGGTGATTCAATATAGAAGAAAATACAAATAACAACGGGGCAATAAAAGAACAGTTTCAACAGGACACAAAAAATGTCAATGATTTCTTAGATAAAAAGTCACCGTCTTTTGATGTATATAGTTTGAAAAGGCTTGTTTTGTCTGAGTTGTCTTATAAAGGTGCATTTAGGCATAATCGCATATGTGGATTTACAAGAAATCAGATACAAAATATGTCTCAATATCCTGAACGATATGGAAAAAATATTGTAAGACTTTCCAGATATATGTATTTAAAGAGCGGATATTACAAAAGACTTATAGACTATTTTGCTAATATGGGGATTATAAATTGGACTGTAGATTTAGAAGCAAAAACCGCAAAAGCATATTCCCCAGATGATAAATTATCAAAACAAATAAGAACGAATTACTATAAATATGTTGCACAAGTAAATAAGTTTAAGTTGGATAATCATATTACCGACATTATGCGTAGATTGTTTGTTGAAGATGCTTGTTTTGCATATATTGTAGAAAATGATATTGAAACTTCTTTATATTTCCTAAATCCAATGTATTGTGAAATAAAGAAAAATATTGGTGGAAATGTATTTGGATTTGCAATAAATCGAAGTTTAATTGATAATGATTTATATGAAACATTACCATCTGAACTGCAGGAGTTAATTACACAGTCTAAGGAAATATCATTAAACAATATGGTCATGATTCCATACGAAAATTCTTTATGTATTAAATATCATAACGATTTTACATATTTATATAGTCCCTTTCTAGGTCTTATAACAGAAATTTTAAATATAGATGATGCGAAGGATTTAGCTAAAGCAAAATCAGAATCAGATGCTTATAAATTGATATATCTGAAAATACCAACTAATGAAGAAGATCAAATTGCTATGGGTGATGAAATCATAACACCATTTACCAACATGGTAAAACAGGTGGTTCCAGAGACTTACGGGGTTGTTCCTGTTCCTATGGACTTAGAACTTGTTGAATCAAAATCTACTGTTGCTGACAATGTAAATAGAGTTGAGCAAAATGTAGAAAACTATTATAGCGAAGCAGGTGTGTCAAAAGCATTAATATCTTCTGCATCTAGTGGTTCCGAATTAAAATTATCTATGAAAGTTGATTCTTCTGATATTTATCGAATTTATAAGCAATTAGAAGCATGGATTGATTTACAGATGAAATTGCGTGGTTATATTTATCCAGATTATCAGTTTGCGTATAATATCATACCAACAACAATTTTTGATGTAAATGACAATATTGATTTACAGCTTAAATTGGCACAAGCATCTGTTATAAACAAAACAAAACTCGCTGCTTCTAGCGGTATAAATCCAGCCAAGATGTTAGGGAATACTATATTAGAAACATCTATTTTGGGAGATATTTTTAATAGCTGGCAACCATTAAAATCTTCATATACTCAATCAGAAAGTGATTCCGATGAAGGCGGCAGACCAATGATGGACGAAACCGAAATCAGTAAAACCACAGATGTGCAAAGAGGTAACGATTCAAACAAAACAGATAATCGTATCTAAGGAGTTTATATTTTGGAATACTACTATATTTACAATAGAAAACAAGCTTTGTTTTTCATACAAAATGGCGCAATACCTATTGATATAGGTGTTGGAAAACATCGTGATGTATATCATAAGTTTGTCAGAGATAATTTGGTAGAAAAACTCAATGATAAATGGAGAAGTAATAAAGAGTAATAGTTCTGACTATTACTCTTTATTTATTTTGATTTGAAAACGATATGAAGGAGAAAATTTGATATGAAAACTACATATAATAGTTTGAGTAACGAAGATTTTTTACTACGACTACAAAAATATGACGATAGTATACCATTAGAGAAATATAAAGGTATTTATCATTATATGAGGTTCAAATGTAAAAATAATCATATATGGAAAGCACAACCAAATAATATTTTTCATGGTCAACACTGTCCTTACTGTTAGTAACAAAAAAATTTTGGTAGGGTTTAATGATGTTAATACAACCCGTCCTAATATATCTAAATTATTTGTTAATGAGTATGACAAAATAACAAATAAAGCAACTTCTAATAATAAAGTAGAAATGAAATGCCCAAATTGTGGAAATGTATCTAATAAAATAATTAAAAATGTATATCTTAGAGGATTTTCTTGTTCATATTGTTCTGATGGTATAAGTTATCCAAATAAGTTTATTAGAAATCTATTTAAACAATTAAATGTTAATGCAGATTTTGAATGGAATCCAGACTGGTTAAAACCATATTATTATGATTGCCATTTTATTCATGATAATAAGGAATATGTTGTTGAAATGGATGGTTCGCTAGGACATGGGAACAAAAATTTTGATGGTTCTAATAATATTATTAATACAGATTATTTAAAAGATAATTTAGCCAAAAAGAAAGATATTGAAATAATTAGAATAGATTGCAATTATCCAAGGTTGCATAATCGCTTTGACCATATTGTAAGTAACATATTAAATAGTAAACTTTCAATTATTTTTGATTTAAGTACAATAAATTTCGAAGCATGTGGTGAATTTGCATTATCTTCTTTTGTGGTAGAATGCGCAAAATTATATGTTAAAGGATTTTCGTCTTTAGAAATACAAAATGAATTAAAATGTTGTGTGTCGTCTGTATATAATTGGTTAAATCAAGCAACAGAAATTGGACTCTGTAAATATTCTAAACTTGAAATGATTCAAAGGTCAAGAAAGAATATATGTAAACCAGTAATGCAATTTTCTCAAGATGATACATTTATAAAATTATATTATTCAATTCAAGAAGCACAAAACAAAACTGGTATTAATAGAGTTTCGATTTCAAATTGTTGTAGAAATATAAAGAAAACTGCTGGAGGTTTTAAGTGGAAATATTACGATCCAAGCCAACCAGATAAATCCAAAATCATAGCATAACCGTATTTGAGAAAGTTGGTGATATTATATATGGGTGAAGTATTGATTTTAGACCAAGTAAAAGCAGATACTCTTCTATCACTTGGTTTTAAATATACAAAAAGAAACATTGATAATAAAGAAGTATTCGTATTTATACAGACGAATGAACTCATGAAGGAACTGAACTCAAAGTTTGAGCAAGGTTCTTTTTTATTGAATTCTAACGTTTGTTTTTGATTTTTATAGGAAGGAGGAAATCAATAATTGAAGTTTAATAAAAATCAGACATTGGGATTTACTTCAAAGTTATCTGATTTTGAAATTGTCAATCAGGAATTTATTAGATGTAAATGTTATATGCTTGCCACTGGTGATAATGTGAATGGTTCTGATATTACATTAGAAGCAGTCCAAAAAGCTATGGCAAGAGGTGAATTTTATAACAAGCCTGTGATCGCCCATTTGTATCAAGATCCAGAAGATAATAATAAATGGAGAGTCGGCGGGCATGATTCTAAGTGGATTATTACAAACACTTCATTTGATATTGTGAATGAATGTATCCCATTTGGATGTATACCTGAAAGTGCTAATTTACAGCTAGAAGAAGTTCTTGAGGCTGATGGCGAAACAATGAATACATATCTAACATGCCAGATTATCTTGTGGACTGGTCGGTATAACATTATGGATGCAGCTTATAGTGATGATATTTATTTTAACCAAAGTTGTGAGCTATCAATTAATGAGTATCATTACAAAAACAATGATGTTCTTTCCATAGATGATTTTACTTTTAGTGCGTTATGTTTACTAAATAAATCATCTGATAATTCAAAGAATGTTCGCCCTTGTTTTCCATCTTGTAGAGTTGAGAAAATGAAGGCTTTTTCTATTGATACAGATAAATTCAAACAGAACTTTGAACTGATGTTAGAAAAATTAAAACAATATGAATCAGACGGTACAAGCACTTCTGCTACTGCCTCTGTTCAAAATAACACAACAAATAATAATCCACAAATGGAAGGAGAAAACAAAATGGATTTGACTAAGTTTACCACTCTTCTTTCAGATATTAAATGTGAGGGAAATGACTACATCAAATACGAACTGTTGTCAGTAGATGAATCAAAAATTTATGTGCTTGATAAAGAAAATGGATGCAGAATTTTTTCTGTTGAGTATGTTATGTCAAATGATGATCCAGTCATCAATTGGAAAACAAAGACAGAAGGTGATATTACTTTCACTGAAAAATCTGAAGAAAAAGACTCTAGATTAACAATGATTTATAATGAGTTAAATGAAAGCTTAGCTAAGAAACATGAAGCTTTATTTAACGCAAAACTTGAAGAAAAATTACAAGAAGTGTCACAACAATTTGAAACAAAAAACAAAGAATTACAAACTGAATATGACACACTTAAAACAGCATATTCTATTGCAAAAGAAAAACTTTCTATATATGAAGCTGCAGAAAATGAAAAGGTTAAACAAGATCATATTGAAGCTGTTAAATCAACTCTGGAACGATTTGAAAAGAAAATCGGTAAATCTCCAGAGTTTATTTATTTTAAAGCAAAACTTGGTGATTATGAAACGATTGATATTGAGAAGTTAGATAAAGATCTTACATTAATGTCTGGTGAAATTCTTATTAACTCTAATAAAAATAAGATGTTCTCATATACTCCAACTTCAACCAATGTAAATAAATATAGCACAGAAAATGAACTCACAAGCAGATACGGACATTTGCTTGATGGTTTTGTAGATTAAGGAGGATTTTAAATATGGCAAAACATGGTATTGCTGAATCAACAAAGTTACATGGTTGCATGAATGTTAGTTTCATAGCAACTGAGGATATAGATAATGGTTCTATTGTTGCAAACGGTGGATTGGCTACTGGTTATTCAGATGTATATACTGCTTCTAAGCCAACTAAAGCAGATAAGGTTTATATCGTAATTCATCCTGTGTATGGATATGATGAAAGACTTGCTGAAGAAAAGAATGAAGATAACTATACGAATGAATCAGGTAAGATTTTTAGAACTTATGAACTGAAGACTGATAGAAAATTCAAGGTTTCCAGTAATATGATTAAAGCTATTGACGAGTCAACGCCTGTAAAAACTGGTCAGTATGTGGTTGCTGATGGTACATATAAAATGTCTGCTGTTGTATCTGCTCCAACTGATGCAAATTTCGTAGGTATTATTGAATCTATTGAAGAAACTGGATTTCCTTATTTCGGAAGTTCCAAAGGAGTACAAATTTCTGACAGGGGATATGTATTTGATACAAGAATCTTAAAAGTAAAAATTCGAGTGATTAAAAATGATTAATTCAGAAGGGATAAAATATTATTATGTATAGTAAAGAAGAATTGTTACAGATGAGCACTCTTATAAGAGATGCTGTTACAAATAGGATTGCTACGTTTTCTAATGAAAAAACTGCAAAAAATGTAGATGAAGCAATTAGAAAATTTCATAGTGAAATTTTAGGTGGTGAATTAGATTGGCAGTCTTGGAGAAATAACAAGAATGCCATTTTTACTATTTGGGAAAATGTTTTGAAACCAGAACTCCCAGAAGCATGGAAAACTTCACCATTTTATAAGAAGATGTGCGAAGTAAAAAATGGTGCTATTGGAGAGAAAAACGCATTTGCAGTTAGAGATAAATCATATCTTGCTGCAGCAAAATTTTCTGGCGGTACTTGGGATGTTGAATATCAGAAAATTGGGCGCGCTAAAGATATTGCAATTGATACCGAATGGTCTTATGTAGCATGTTATGAAGAATTAGATAGGTTTCTTAAAGGGTATACTACGATTGTTGAAATGTTGAACGAAGTTCGTGAGGGATTTGCGGTTGATATGGATAACCGTATTGCTACAATATTTAATGGAATGGGTGCATATCTTCCTTCTCAATTTGTTCAGCAGGGAACTTATAATAAAGATACCTTAATTGACATGATCAGACGAGTACGTACTGCTAATAGAAAGAACACCGTTGTTGCAGGATCTCAGAGGGCAGTTAGTAAAATTGCAGAAGGGACTAATGCCAATTGGATCTCTAGTGCCGCAAAAGATGAATTAGCTACCAGCGGCGTAGTTGTAAAGAATACTGGTATTGGATGTGATGCAATTATTATTCCCGATTCTTTTATTCCATTTACATATGAATTTGCTGGTGCTGATGATACTCTTTATGTATTACCTGATGAACAGATTATTAAAATTTTCTATGAAGGTGATGTTCGTTCTAAAGAAGCACATGAAGAAGAGGAACATGACCAGACAATTAGAATTCAATTCCAGCACAAAGTTGGTGTTGAACTTGTAACTTCTGATTTGTTCGGAAAATATACAATTGCATAAGCATAGAAAAACTATTTTGAAGTGGTGGTTTATTATCACCACTTCTTTTATTAAGGAAGTCAAATATGGGAAATAGCAAATATTTTTATTGTTATTCTTATAAATTGATGTGTTTTTTAAAATCTTATGGATTTAGATATGTGTTTAAAGGTAAAAACTCAAACAGTAAATCAACTTATTATGCTTTTAAAAAATCAGTAGATTTAGATAACGTAATCATACTATGGAATACAATAAAATATAAGTTAAAGGAGCATAAAGAATGAATTATAAAGAACTATCTTTAGATGAATTAAAAAAAATTGCTAAAGAAAAAGGAATTATTGTTGGTAATAGTGGACAAGAAAAAATTATAGAAAAACTTAAAAAAAATGACTTAGAGAATAGTATGCAATTATTAATTGATGGTTCAGATATTAAAGGTGATATTTCTAAAGATGAAATTAATAATGATACTATTAGAAATGAATCAAAAAATTCCATAGAAAACACAAAGGGAAATGTAATTGGCGCAATAAATGATATTGTTTCAGATTTGGAAGATTTTGAAGAGTCAGATGAAAAAGATAATTCAATTGAAGACATAGGTATGAATGAAGAAGTTCCTTGTATGAGTATTCAATTTGGTGGAATCGTATACACCTCTCCTATAACTGGTGCAACATATAAATGGCACAAAATAGGTGATGTTGAGTATTTAACAATAAAAGAGTTAACTTCTATGAATAACTCAAAACCAGTATTTCTAAATAGACCGTGGATTATTTTACAGGATATTCGTGCAATAAATAAATTTAGACTTATGTCTAAATATGAAGAAGTTGCAAAGGTCAATCAGTTAAAAAAATTATTCGCAACAGGTGATAATAAGCTTATTGAAAAGACAATTGAAAGTGCACTGAAGTCTGGAATGCGTGAAGTTGTAATTTCTAAAGTACGTACAATGTACAATAATGGTGTTTTAAATAATACTCATATTATAAAACTACTTGAAGACAAATTACGATTTGAAATTGCAAGCAATTAGCAAAGCATACAGGTGACTTATATGGCTAATATTACTACTTTTCGGGAACTAGCAGATTCTGTATTTTTAAAAATTAAAGATTTAGATTTAGCACAGCTTCCAGAAGATTTGGCCTATCAGATTATTAAAAGTTATATAAAATCAGCATGTATCGCATTCCAATCATGCAATAATCAAAATTTATCTGATAGAGATGATGAATTAGAACAATTTAATTTTAAACTTAACGACGTAAACTTTGAAATATTAAGTGAATATATGATCATCAAATGGTTAGATTCTCAAATTCTTACCACTAATAATTTAAAAGCCAGATTATCTTCATCAGATTTTAAATCTTTAAATCTGCATAATCAATTATCTAAATTAATAGAACTTCGATCCATGTATAAATCAGAAATTGATCAATTAGCGATTAATAATTCCTATAAAAATTCTAAGCTTTTTCATTTAGTTTCTAGTAGAAAGCGTGTTTAAAGATGAGTTTTCAATTAATGAAAGAACGTATTAAGCAAAGCGGAGTCACTCTTTATCATGAGCAGATCAAAGATGCACAAGATATTCTGAAATATGGTTTTTGTGATGATGTATCATATAATCCAAATATAGTATCTTATAATTCTAATAATGAAATACCTATTAAAATCTATGATCAGAAATTCAGTGCTTCATATGGAGTAACAGCAAAGTATTTAACAATGCATAATAATTTCATAGAACTTGGTCAACTTTTATATGATAATAAAAAAAAAGAATATTGGATGTGTATAGAATCTTATGAAGTATCAGGTATACACAATGAAGGGAAATTGGGAAAATGTAATAGATTTTTGAAGTGGCAAGATAAATATGGAAGTATAAAAGAAATTCCTGCAATTATAACAACAGCATCTAAATATAATAATGGAGAAAATGGAACTGAGATAGTCTATATAGGTTCTGACCAATTAATGATTTTTCTACCATTAAATCAAGATACCATTCAATTAGATAGAAATATTAACTTTTTAATTGATGAAAACAAAAATAATCCAACTGTATACAGAATAACACGCGTTGACACAACTCTTTATACATATATGGGTAAAGGTTTTATTTCTATTATTGTTACAGAATCGCAGTATAAACCTTCTCAAAAAGAAATAGAAATAGGTGTATGTCATTATATAGAAATGGACAACTCTACTCCACCTCCTTTAGATATTGACAATGAAAAGAAAGATTTAATAGCTAATATTTCTGGGAGCAATCAAATAAAAGCAGGTATTCCACGTACTTATTCTGTTAATTTTACTGATAAGAAAAATAATAATATAGACTGGAATAACATAAATTTTTCCTGGAATATAGTATCTAATTTTAATGTTAACTTAGATAAAAGTGGTAATTCAGTTAAATTATTAGTAAATGACGATTCACTTATTGGTGAATCTTTTTTATTACAAATTTATATTGATAATAAATTAATAGAAGAACTTGAAATTTTTATAATTGATGTTATTTAAAAGGTGGTGTTTCATATTTCTAATTTATATGATGCTTCTATGTATAAATACAAAATTATAAATCTTCTTCTAAAAAATAGAGATTTTATTACTGTAATTAATCCTGTTTCAGATTCTAAATGCGAATATTTGGATGATATTGAAATTCTATTAGGTGGAGAATGGATTTACGATGGTGTTAAATGTGTAGAAAGCGGACAAGTATTTGATTATAATTTCGTTGAAGATACAGTCATAAAAGAAAAAACGTTTGTGTTTGTAGAGACAGATATAGATAACGTTAGTAAAAATTTATTTACAAATTTCAACTTGTATGTATGTATCTTTAGTACAAAAGGACAAATTAGAATTACTGATAAAACAACCCCAACAGTAAATCAAATAAAAGATATGGGATACTATGTGGGAACATACGCAAATAGAATTGATATATTATGTGATATTGTAGATAGAATATTAAATGGAACAAATAAAATTAAAGGTATCGGAGAAGTTCAACCAGCAGATCGAGGATATTGTACAATCTACTATCCTAATAATAAATTCTATGGAAAATGTTTAAAATATAAAATAATGAATTATAACGAGGATGATTTCTGTGAAAATTGATAAAGATTTTCTCTATCCATATAATATTTTTAATGAACCTTTTAAATACAACGAGCATATTACTTTATATCCTGTAACCATGAAAGATGTATTAAACTTTCAACCATTATCACAATCAATAATTATAAGAAAAAATAGTACATTCCGTGAAAAAAAAATAGTAAAAATGACATATCTTGATTTTTTAATTTATTGCTTAGGTAATGATGAACTTGAAGAACAATATAATATTACAGGATTATCACAATATTATATTCTTGCGATGTATCTATTAAAATTATGCTGTCCAGATGCAGAGATTACAATCAACGAACAAAATGGATACTATATCATAAATAACGAAATCATAACTCCTCAAATATTTGATGACTTAAGACGAATTATTATTATTCAAAATGATATTGATTTTGATATTGATGATTTTTTAAATTATGATACAGAACAAAGACTATTAAAAGCCCAAAAAGATAATAATAAAAATTTGAAATCAGCAAATATGGAAGATTATATTGATTCATTAGTTATCGCAATGAATATAACTGAGAAGCAGATAATGGATATGACTATCCGTAAATTTTGGAGATATATCAAACGATATCAGTTATATGAAAGTTATAATATAATGAAAACTGGTGAATGTAGCGGAATGATATCTTTTAAAGAACCAATCGAATACTGGATGAATGGTTTTGATGATAATGATGACAAATTTAGTTATCTTAAATCAGACGAACAAAATATGACAAATAAAATAAACAATGCAAACAATTAGAGCAGATTAACTGCTCTTTTTTGTTTATAAATTCTATATAAGAAAGGAAAATTAAATGCCAAATAATTTAGACATACTTAAAAAAGCTAATAGTAAAGCCAAAAACTTCTTAGTTTCTACGGCTGACTTTGCATTATTTTTCAATGAAATGTTAGCTTGTACTGGTACTGTAAACTTAAATACTTCTATCGAAGTAACAATGCAAGAGCAGAATATTAACGCAGGTAAAGGTAATAAATTAGTTTATTCTTACAAATATGGTCGAGAAATGAACATTACTCTTGAAGCAGCTAATTGGGATCTTCGTTACCTGGCTGTAAACCTTGGTAAAGATATTAATGTTAAACTGGATGATGCATATGATATTTACAAATGTGTAACTATTAATGATGGTATTGGTATATTGCCAAATACTCCTATCGGAAATGTTGATGTAGAAATTTCTGCTGATAACGCTATTAACGTTGTTCCAAACGGAAACACTATTGATTTAAAACCATATGGTATTGAATCAGGTACAGTAAATGTTACATATAAGTTTAGAGAAATGAGTCAAACAATTGTTATTGATGCAGAAACTTCTCCTAAAGTATACAAGCTTATTCTTACTGCAGACAAGCACAATAATAAACTTGGAAAAGTTGGTACAGTTGAAATTGAAGTTCCTTCTTTCCAGCCTAGTGGAAATTTTAATATTGAATTTACTCCAGATGGTGTTACATCAACATCAATCGAAGGAAAGGCCCTTGCTGTTGAAGGAGATACCTGTGATTCTGGAAATGCAGTATATGCTTATGTAAGAGAACGAAGTGATGAAGAATACAAAATTATTGTGTCTGAAATAGCTGGAACACCTGGCGTAATCGAATTAGATTCTACAGATAAGACAAAGATTGTCACTATTTCTGTAATTGGTGTGAAAGGTGCAATGTATAGCAATATTGAGCTGGATAATACTGATTGTACGTTTGTCAGCGACACACCTTCCGTTGCAACTGTTGACACAGATGGTATTGTAACTGCAGTATCAGCAGGAACAGCAAAAATTACAATTACTTATGGTGGTATTTCTGATGAAATTGATGTAATCGTTGCCTAATAAAATAAATATGAACAGATAGCTTTTTGCTGTCTGTTCATTATGGAGTGAGAATATGAATAACAAAGAAGAAAATTTGAAAATTGATAATGATGATTTAAGTGTATTAATTAATGATTCTAATACAAGCAAAAAAAACAAAATTTCATCAAATAAAAATTACAAATCGCAGAATTGTAAAGTGATTTCATATGATAAAAACAACAAAACTTTAGATGTGCAATTTAACGGTTATGGGATAAGAATTAAAAACGTGTTAAATTTTGACAATACCGTTACTGAAGTATCTATTCTTTATAAAAGCGAAATTGGTAAACCAGATTTTGAATACAAACTTTAGGTGAAATTATGTGTACAAATGCATATAAACAAATATCTGAACGAACAGGTAAAGAAATGATTTTTTGTAAATTACTTGGTAATGAAGGACTATTATCTCAAATTTGTATATGTCAAAGATTTTGTCAAGAAAAAGATAAGTATGTAGAATCTGATCACCCCAAAAAAATATGTAAAAATTATACTAAATAATTGATACGTACAAGAAGGAAGCATTATGAAAAAAATAAATTTAAACGGAATTACAGCAGAATCCGTAACAGGCGTATTACTTTTGCTTGTTGCATTAATTAATTCTGTTTTACAATTGGTTGGCATTAACGCCCTTCCTATTGAAAATGAAGAAGTAGCTGCAATTGTATCTAGTATTTTTATTATAGTAACTTCTCTATGGAATACTTGGAAAAATAGAAATCTATCTACAGCAAGTCAACTTGCGCAATCTATCACAGACAGTTTAAAAAATGGAGAAATTCTTGAAGAAGATGTAAGAAATTTAATAAATAAAATTAGAAAGTAGGGATCGAATGAGAATTGCATTAACAGTTGGACACTCTTTATTAAAAAATGGTTCTTACACAAGTGCGGATGGAAAAAAGAACGGAGGATGTAATGAATATGTATGGTGTAAGGCTTTTTCAAAACAACTTGCTAAAAATTTAATAAAAGAAGGACACAAGGTAACTTGCATTATTTGTCCTGAAAAAAAATTTACATCATACAAGCAGGAAAAAGATTATAAATTAAATATAATTAATAATGGTAACTTTGATCTTGTAATAGAACTTCATTTGAATGCAGCAACCCCTTCCGCTGAAGGTACGGAAGTGTTATACAAATCTAATACTGAAAAAAAATATGCTGAACAGATTCAAAAACAGCTTGCTACTCTTTTTAGAGACAGGGGTGTTACACATCGTACGGACTTATATATATTAAACGGTACAAAACCCCCTGCTATTCTACTGGAAACTTTTTTTTGTACTAATTCATCCGATTATAAAAAGGCAAAAGGTCATATAAACAGAAATAAAATAGCAAAACTTGTAGCAAAAGGAATTCAGAATGCTATTTAGGAAGGATGGATTTGTATGAATGAACGAAATATTAAATTTAACAAATGTTAATTATACATCTTTGTTTGTTTCCATAATTACTATTTTAATTGGTATGAAAGCTACTGTATCTATTTTTGAATGGTTTATTAATAAACTTGGTTTAGAAACAAAATGGATGCGAGAAAAAAGACAAAATCGTGAATTATTATTAAAAACTTCTGAGAATTTAATAAAGTTACATGATCGTCATGAAAAAGATATTGACAAATCAGATAAACGAGATGAAGAAATTTATAATGATATCAAAAAACTTACTCAGATGTTTATTGATAAAGAAATTGACGATATGAGATGGGAAATAAATAGTTTTGCTACAAAAGTAGCAGAAGGAAAACCTTGTAATAAAGATAGCTTTACTCATTGTATTCACATATATAAAAAATACGAAAATATATTAGAGGAAAATAATATGGAAAATGGTGAAGTAGAAATATCTATGGAAATTATAAATGATGCATATAAGCAAAAACTAAAAGATGGTTTTTAATATAAAAGAGCGATTTCATAGCGAAGTCGCTCTTTTATTTAGAGAAGTATCTATATGAATACCAATAAATTGATATAGGTATTCCTTGTACCGTAGTGTCAGAGGTTATTGAACTGACATTATATATAACTAATTTATATGGGTCGCTCCCAGATAAAAGTGGTGGTCAAATCTCCTACCACCACTCTGTTCTATTTAAAAATTTTAGGAGATGAATATAGAAGTATATATTGAAACTTAAAATATTTTTTAGAAAAGGAGATTTAAATATGAAAGAAAATTGCAAAAAATGAAGTATTGAAACTCGTAGACGAAGTCGAGATCCTTGGTCACAAAATTAAAATGTATGGAAGTATTGAATTTCCATGGTTTATTGCAAAAGATGTTGCTGAATGGATTGATTATTCTAAAAGATCAAATGGCACATATCAAACTCAGAACATGGTTAAACATGTAGATGATTTAGAAAAGGCTGTTAAAAGTTTTAACACCCTTGGCGGAATGCAGGAAGCATGGGCATTAACTGAAGACGGTTTATATGAATGTTGTATGAGATCGATAAAACCTATTGCAAAAGATATTAAGAGAGAAATAAAAAAATATCTTAAATCTATTCGTCTTACTGGTGCTGCCATTGAACCTGGATTCTCGGAAACGTGACGAGGTAAAATTGTCAACAGCTTGATTTATAAGGATTTCAGTATAAATCCTCGTCACAATCGAATATTTCATAAACATGACGAGGAATGGCTTGTTTCAGGCATTTATGGGCACCTCGTCACGTAAATCCGAGAATCCAGGATTGAAGATGAAAGAAAAACTGTAGACTATTACTTCTCTTCTTTTTCAGATGATTTAAAGACAAAAATATTCAATGAAATGTATAAGAAAAATCAGGAATTAGAAGAAATGTATAATGATCTATTGAATACTGATGGGTTATATCATATGAATATTGTTGCTAAGGAGTTAAAGATAGGAAGAAATACCATGCTATCTTATCTTAGAGGGAAAGGAATTATGTTTTATCAAGATAATTCAAATGTTCCATATCAGAGATTTATGAACCAAAATTATTCGCTGTTGTAGAGACTATTTGTGCTGATGGTAAATACAGACCTGTTACATATGCTACCAAGAAAGGACTTGATTATATCCGCAAGCTTCTTAGAAAAGATGGATATTATGATACCGTAATCGAATAGATAAAATTACTACTCCACTGTCTATTAATTACAGATGGTGGAGTTTTTATGTAAAGGAAGTAAGATTTATGAAGTTTGTAATAGATAATGAAATCATAGAAAAATATAATCAATACTATTTTTCTCAACATCCAAGAGCTACTAAAAAACAAATTGACAAACCCAGACATCCCTCCATAAATCAGTGGTGTATACTTCCACGAATACAAATGAACGCTTTAAAGCAGAAATGGAAATTGTTTGGCTGTTGGTTTATAGAAGAATTAGGATACGCAAATATGAAATTAGACAGTTTTGATATAATTATAACTGTATTTTTTGATACTAAAAGACGACATGATGTTGATAATCAGGTTCCTAAGTTTCTCTTAGACTCATTTACTGAATCAGGATTTATTGTAGACGATGACGAAAAACATTTACATTCTCTCACATTAAAAACTGGGTATGATAAAGAAAATCCAAGAACTGAAATAGAGGTAATAATTCATGACTGATTTAGAAATTTCAAATTATTTAGCAAAACACAATTATAAAGTAAAACCACAAAATTTCCTTATGGATGTACTAAACACAAGTCCACAGATTATAGATGAAAAATATGATTTTAGAACAAGAATTATGACACTTATAACACCACAAAATACATTTTCATTTGAATGGAATTATTAATTAATACAGGAGAAAATTATATATTATGTTTAATAAAATTAATGAATATATTACATATAAAAGAAATAAGAAAATTGCGAAGAGAGAACTTGCAAAAATGGCTGCTACTACACTACCTGTTATCAGAGAATTTGCTGAACATAAAACTGATATACTTGATTTCATTAAGAATACGGCATTAGCTGCAAAAAATATGGATGGATCTGAATTAGTAAATATGGTTATATATGCTGTTGCAGATATGTTCTCAGTTGATCATGAAAAATTTATTGAAGTCGGCTCGTATCTTGTTAATTTATCGCCAGAAGAAATGCAGAAAATTTTAGTACATTCAATGGTTGAGACTATTGAGAAGGAGTAATTAATATAAGGAGAAAATATGTTTGAGCCAGCTAGAGAAAAAATTATTATAGATGAAAAAAAATCGCAAAAAATTAAAAATGAGATAAAAGATTTAATAAAAAGTTATAATTTATCATTATCTCAAATTCGAGGATTATTTCATAATATTATAAATGAAATAGAGGATACACCGCTTTAATAAGTAATATATTCAATATAAATTATCTAAAATTTTATTACTAATAATTACTTGATAAAATTTATTATTTATTTCTGCAAATTTTCCAACAACTAAATTAATATTATCTAATGAACCTGTTTGATCTTTTAATATATCACTGTTTACTTCAATATATTTTATAGCCAAATCATGAGCTAATTGTTTTGCCTGATTAGTATTCATTTTTATCCCCCCAATGTATCTTAATAGTTATTAATATAACATTTTTAGAAAAATTGTAAATACAGAACATTTATTCGTAACAAACAGAAGAAGAGTCATATATGTCAAAAATAATTAGAAATATGTCAGATTTGCAGTTAGTATTTGAAATTCTAATAGAAAAAGCCGTGAAAAATGCATGCAATAGATTACTAGGAACATTACAAGAATTAATTGATACTGAGTTCTACGATGTATTTTCTCCAGATTATTATCAAAGGACTTATAGCTTCTGGAGATCGGCTGTTACTGAAATGTTAGATAAAACCTGTGGTCAGGTTTTTATGGATGCTTCCGCTATGGATTATGGAGAGTTTTGGTCAGGTGAAATACAATTGCAAGCAGCTAACATTGGCAGTCACGGCGGCTGGATTACTGATTCAACCAAAGAACACAGATTTTGGGATACATTTATTGAGTACTGCGAGAATAATTGCGTACAAATTTTAAAAGAGGAACTTCAAAAACAAAGAATTCCTATAAAATAATTAAACAATATAAAATATACTCTACTCTCCTACTCTATCAGGAGAGATTTTTTAATTTCAAGAATAGATTAGGAGGTAGAAATTTTAATGAACGAATTTTTAATTTTACTTCAAGCAAAATTAGACGAATTAAAATCAAAAGAAAAAATTAATGAAGATATTATAAATATACAAGATAAAATTAATGCTTTAAATTTAAAAGCAAAACTTGATTCAAAATCAATAATTGCAATCAAAAACCAATTAGAAGAAATAGCAAATCAAACGATTAAAATTTCTAATATTAATGCAGATTCAAAGCAGATTAATTCATCTGGCGAAAAAATTGGTCAACAATTAGGGAATAATATCAATAAAAGTTTACAATCAGCTTTGTATGATGTAAAACAGAATATGACCAATATTTTAAATGATCTAAACAGTAAAAAACTTAGTGCTGTAGATTTGTCAAAAATATTTAATTTAGACAGAGCCAGTCTTGATAGTTCTGTTAAAGAAAAGGTACGAGGGTTAACAAAAGAATTAAACCTTCTAGCAAAAGAAGTAGTTACCACAAATTCAGAAGGCGCATGGGAAAAAATAGTAACAAATGTATCAGCATTAAATAAAGTGTTAAGCGCATCAGGAATGAGTAGAGATATCTCATCTTTTAAAGAATCTCTTGATATTCTTGATTATTTTCAAAACAAGAAAATTTTCATAGGTAACAAGTCAGATGTATTGTCTAATACGGGTTTAAGTGTTAAAGAATTAAATAATCAATTTAGAAATCTAGGAGTTACTTTTACAACAGTATCAAAAGATTCTATAAAACTTGATTCGATATGGAGTGAACTATTTAATTTTTCACCAAATTTACGCGATATTTCATCATATGGCGATCAGTTAAACACTATAGTAACTCACTTGAAGATTGCAAAAGATGCAAAGTTTGGAGAAAGCAATTTAACACCTGTAAATAGTCAGGATGTGTCAAAAGTATTAGTTGATTGGCTAAGTAATGTTGAAAAACTGCAAAGAAAAATGGAAATGTTTCAACAGGATCAGTCAGAGATTGAACAAAGAATGATACAACAGTCTAATAATTCTACAGAAAAAGTTTTAAATAATGAACGTAAAAAACAAAAAGCATATGAAAATACTGCTAAAGCAAAACAAAAATATGTAGAAAATAGTTCTGTTGTAAAATCACCAAATGATATTATATCATTTGATAATATCATTAATGCTACGGATAAAGCAAATGAGCATTTTCAAAAATTGTTAAAAAATGAAAAGGCTACAGTTTCAACTATAGAACATGTTGACGAAAATAGTAATCTTGATTCTTTCATTGTTAAAATCAGACGAGCAAATGGTGCAGTAGAACAATTAAATTATGAATTAAATGAAACAAAGTTCGAATTTGTTAGTGGAAGTATTAACAATAATGGTATTGAAAAACAATTTAACTCAATTATAGCAAAAGCAGATAGTCTGCAAACCAGATTTAATGAACTAAAAGCTAATTATTCTGATTTAAATGCTCCTGGAGCCATCAAAAATGAAAAACATCTTTTAGAATTATCGAATCAGTATGATATAATCACTAAAGCAATAGAAAATGTAAGAAAATCAGATAATTCAACTTTCTTTTCAATGGTTTCTAATGCACAAAAAGAAATATCAGTATTAAAAATAATTGCGAAGCAATTCAAAAATGCAGAAACAGCCGCATCTTCATTGAGAACAAAAGATGTATCAACTGTTAAAAGTAAATATGCCAGTGATTTAGATGTTTTGATAACAAAAATGAAATCAAATGGATTATATACTAAGGGGTTTCAAAAAGGAGCAAATAATCTTAGGAATATACTAAATAGTATAACAAATGAATCTGACTCTTATGAACTTACTGTATTTCTGAATGGTATTGATAAATTATCTGCTGGTTTTAAACGTGCACAAGCATCAGCAAAAGCATTTAATCAAGAGCAAAAAGTTGGAATAAAAACATCTGGATTAGAAGCGCGCCTTGCAGAAATACAGAGAATCAGTCCTGAAATTGTAAATTTCAAAACACAGATCGGAAATGCAGAAATAACTATTGAAAGTATAATCAAAGACCTGTCAAAAGTAAGTACTAATGACAGTTTTAATGTTGTAAAAGAAAGAGTAGCTGCATTTGAAAATGCTGCAAAGGCTGCTGGCTATACTATTGACGAAGTAAATTTAAAGACAGAATCTCTTGTAAACCAAGTAAATAAAATACAACTAATGTCAAACGGTGGTATTAAAAATGATTATGCTACACAAATTGAAGTTTTATCAGGAAATTTCAGAACACTTGGTTTAACACAAGACGAGGTAAACCAAAAACTTCAAAATATAAATACTGCATTTGACAATTTAAAAAGACGAATTAATCAGCCTTTTGACGAAAGTAACTATGCTGAAATCATCTCACTAAATGATAAATTACAAAAAGAATTAGCAAAATCAGAAAATGAATATAAAAAACTCCAAGCATCTACAAAAGGATATGTTTCTGAACAAAAACGTTTAAATCAGGCTAATACAATTGAAGCATGGAACCAAAAGAATTCAAGAGCAACAAATGAAGTAATTACTAAAAATAATGAATATATTGCTAGTCTTCGTGATTTGAATTCTCAAATGACAAATATGCAGTTTAATAAGATTGTTAACGGATTTAAACAATCCGAGAATGCAATGCGCGGACTTGGAAAGATTGGTTCTTCTCTGAAGGCACAAATGTCACAGGCAATGTCCAGCCTCACTACATATTTTTCTGCAAGTGCAGCTATAATGAAACTTGTTTCCAGTACAAGAACTGCAGTAACTGAACTGAAAGAAGTAGATACTTTTATTACAGAAATTAGCAAAGCAAACAAAGAGCTTACTAAAACAGAATTAAAACAAATTGGGAATAATTCTTTTGGTACTGCTTCTAAATATGGAAAAACTGCCACTGATTACCTATCTGGTGTTCAGGAAGCATCAAGAGCCGGTTATACAAATGCAGAAGAAATTGCAGAACTTTCAACCGCGGCACAAGGGGCTGGTGACATGACAGCCGAACTTGCTAATCAGATGATTATTGCTACGGATAAAGCATATAAATTAGGTGGATCTGCTGAAGAATTAAGAAATGTACTTGATGGTGTAAACTTTATCTCTAATAATAATGCCGTAAATATGACAAATCTATCCGAAGGTATGTCAATAGCTGGTTCTACCGCTGCTTCATTCGGAATTGGTGTAAATGAATTAACATCAGCGTTAGGTACAATGGTTGCGACTACTCAGCAAAGTGGTTCAGAGGTCGCAAGAGCTTTTAAAGCTATTCTCCTTAATATCAGACAAGTATCGGATGAGGAAGAGGGAATTGATGCAGATGGTCTTACGAAATATGAACAAGCATGTAATGCATTAGGTGTATCATTAAAAGAAGTAAAAAATGGTGTGTTACAGCTTCGTGATCCGATGCAAGTGTTAAAAGAGCTTTCCATTGAATATAATAAATTAAGTGAAACTGATATTAAAAGGACAAATCTTCTTAATTCAGTTGGTGGTAAACTTCGTTCTACTCAGTTAGATGCTCTTCTTCGTCAGTGGCCAATGTATGAAAATATGCTTCAGCAGTATGATGAAGGTGTTGGATCAATGGCAATTGAAGCGGAAAAAACAGCTAACTCATGGGAAGGTTCTTTAAAGCGACTTCATAACACATGGGTAAGTACAGTTGGTAATGTTGCAGAATCTAACACAATAATCACAATCATAAATGGTTTCAATAATTTACTATCTGTTATTAATAATGTAACAGATAAACTCGGTTCATTAGGAACCATTGGATTAGGAGCTGGCTTATTTGCTGGCTTGAAAAACGTCGGTATGGCTTAATTATATTAGTTTGCCATTAACACTAATTAAATGTTTGTGAATATGCCGACAGCATAGTTTTTGATTTCTTGTGGCAAAGACAAGAATGTTCTATGCCTATCATGAGATACATGATAGTAAATAAAATATATACTCATTTGTATATAGGTCGATATGGTCTGAATAGACTCTTTGTGAATAATACAAAGACGGGGAATCTTGTGCCCATTATAGAAATATGATGCTAAATGAGATCCGCAGGGAAATCTATCTTTATACTCATTTGTATAATGATGAACCCTCACAGTAATGAAATGGCTACAGACGGTTAGATGAAACGCTGCCGTAAGAATATACATTCGGTACTATGCTGAACGCAACAGTATATTATTCAGTAAAAATCTATCTTTTACTTTTGCGTAGTGGAGCTTACGTTATCTAAGTTGATAGAATGATAACATTATATGAATAAAGAGAGAACGTTTTAAATTATAATAGACTTTTTATTCTAATTATGATACAGTTAAAATATCTATAAAATCATAATTAGGAGGTATTTCTATGCCAAGTGCAGCAGATATAATCAGGGATTCTATAAGTGAATTTTCACGATTACAAAATTGGATGATATTAGCAAAAGAAAATAATGATATGGAAACTTATAATTCAATGCATGACAGATATATTGAATTGAAAGTTACATTGTTGAGTTTGGGTGTTAATCTTGCAGAATTAGACAAAATTCAGGAATAGTTTATCATTAAAATAACCAGACGAAATTTTGCTATATACTAATACGTTCTAGCTAATTAAATTATGTAAAAAGTATATTGACAAAAAACAAAAAATACACTACTCTGATAATAATGAAAAAATATTATTTGGAGGAAACGGAAATGAAAGTGTCAAGCCCCAATAAGCCAGTACAGACAATTACAAATAAGATAAAACGTGGTAATATCTTGTTTACACATAAATTACAACGTCCAGAAGGTGTATGGAACAATAATCAAAAATCTCTGCTAATCGATTCCCTTCTAAGAGGATATTTGATAAATCCAACATACACAGTTCTCGAAGATGGAAAACAATACGTAATTGATGGTGTACAACGTCTTTATAGTGTTTATACATTTATTAATGATGGTTACAAATTATCTAAAAATTTGGAGCCAATTATTATTGATGAAGAAACATATGAAATAGCAAGTAAGAAGTTTTCAAAGTTGGATGAAAAAGTACGTGATGAATTATTATCTGCTCAGTTGCAAGTATGTGAAATTTCTGATTATACAGACAAAGATGTAAGAGAAATGTTTAGAAGATTAAATTCTGGAAAACCATTGAATACCGCACAGAAGATGACACCTGATATGTCAGATGATCTAAGTGATGCTGTATTGAGTATAGTTTCACATCCATTTTTCAAAAAAGTACTTACAGCAGCTAATCTTAAAAGTTCTGTTGATTTATCGGTAGCAATAGAAATTCTTATGTTGAGTGAAATAAGCGATAAATATGATTTTGGATCATTTAGAAGAGACGATCGCCAAAAATTTATTCTGTATTATAATGATCGTGTTGACCAAGAAAAAATTGAAATGATTAAGCAAGGATTAGATAAACTTAATGAAGCATTTACAGACGATGTTAAGATAAATAAAACGACAATTTCATTTATTTGTTATGGAGCTTATCGAATCATAAAAGACAACAAATCATTTGAAAGATTTATAGAATCGGTTAATAATTTCTTGGAGAATTATGAATCGAACAACGAATACAAATCATTTATACAACAAGGTACTTCTTCTGCAGAAAGCGTAAAAGGTAGATTAGAATACTGGAGGAATATCATTAGAGAACTGTAAAGAATATTAAAAAACAACATTTTATAAAATTTATATAAGAACACTCAGTTTAATTCAAAGGTGTTTCACTATGGAAACATGAACATTTAATGCGGAGCGATAGTTTACACTTTCGCTCCTTTAATAATTATATATAAAATAATATTGGAATATACATAACGTAGCAAACAATTATTGTATTTATCAATGTAAAATGATATAATATTTGCAAATAATAATTTTACGGAGATGACATATGATGAATAAGGAAAATTTCAAAAGTACTTTTGCTATCATTCATTTATCAGATTTGCATATTGTGTCGCATAAAAATAATTACTCTACATCATTACATAAAATGATTGACCATATTTGCGACGTAACTAATAATATAGAAAAAATTATTGTGGTTTTTACAGGGGATTTGGTTGAAAAAGGGAATTTTTCTGATACAGAAGAAACTATTTATAAGTTTTTTCGAGATATACATTTAAAATTAGAATCAAAAATAATAGACATAGTTTTTACTCCTGGGAATCATGACAAAAAAAGAGGTTCATTACTGCTTAAAAATTTGAAAGAAGAAGGTGATGAATCATTTTGGGAAAATTTTAAAGAAAAAGAATGGAAATACTTTTCGGATCAATTTAATGATTTCTTACGAATCACTAAAAAAATAAGAAAAGAAATTTTTAAATTTGAAGACTCATTTGATGGTTCCTATGGTATACATAAGGTAGACATTAATAATTACCATATTTGCTTTCTTTGTATTAATTCTTCTTGGTTATGTATGGATGAAAACGATGAAGGTAGGTTAAGAATAGGAAGGTTTCAGTTAGATGATTTAATGTCTCAATATCAGTCTGTTAAAAAAGATATTAACTTAGTAATCGCTTTAATGCATCATCCTACTGATTGGTTAACAAAAGATGAACAGAAATATTTAAACCAATATATGACAGACGAATATCGATTAAACACCAATATTATGTTGCAAGGTCATATTCATGAAAAAGAAACATATAATTGGTATAATCAAAGTCATTCGTTAACAACATTAGTAACAGGTATGGGATGGGATCAGCAAAAAGAAATTAAAGATAACGGACATCGTTATTCATTATATGAAATTAATATGGATAGTTCAATCGTAAGGGTAAATACATTTGTATCTGACAATAATGGTAAATTTAATGAAGATACAGCAGTATATAAAGATAATAATATAATATTTCCTCTGTTTGTACATAAATATTTGGAAATGAATAAACTAAGATTTAAAGATAGCGAATATCCTCTTTTTTATCCAAATTACAATATTGCAGATAATTATGAAACCATTACAAAGGGAGCCAATAATTATTCTATAAGTATAATTAGTCTAATTAAAAATTTTCAATTCGAACGTTTGTGTATAAATGAATACATAAACATTATTAAAAATAAAATTGTATTAAGTTGTAACGATGGAAAAATTAATTGGTCAGAAATAATAAATGAAATAAAGAATATGAAAGATGAACGTATTATATTATTAAAGAAACTTAATAATAATACGAATAAAGGTTTTAATGAAATTATTGATAGATTATGCAATTCCTTAGACTCTGAACTTAATTCAGAAATAGATAAGTCTGTAACAGAAATTTTAAATATGTTAGATGAATCTTGCGAAAAATATTTAAATATAGATGCAAAAGATAAATTTTATAGCTTCATAGGCTCTTTATGTTTTGATTTACAAAAATATATTTTTAAAAAAGATATATTTGATGAAGAATCAGCTATAAGAATCCATTTTCGCATTGTTAATATAAAAAGTGATGAAATAAAATACAAAAAATTATTTACACATTTTATTATTAAAGAAAAAGGAGCAAAAAAACCAAAACCTGTCAAAGATTCGGACTTATCGGATATTATTTATGATGGAAGCATGATAGAAAAAAGTTTTTCAACGGGGAATTCAATGCTGCACTCTTTAAATCCATCAAGTAATACACACAAAAGTAATAATAATTGGATTGACTTCATGACGATTGCACCTAATGATGACTATAATATTTTTAAATTAGATGATGAGATTAAAGTACCTTATTTATCTTTTGGAATTTCTGTTAATAGCATTGGATTACAAACGTTGTTACGCGAATTAACATTTATCGGATTTGAGAAATTACTTTCAAATCTTTTAAAGCATTTTTTCAAAATTATTCCGTTTAATATATCAACTTTGTTAGAAGGAGGCGGACAAAATGAAAATAGATAATTATTATAAACCAATATATTTAGATCGCACGACAGCTATAGCATTATTAGTAAGATTAGAAAATGGCGATATTCCTTACCCTCATTCAAAAAATTGCAGAGAACAATTAGCGTATTTTTTATCATATATTTTAACAGACGAAAATAGGAACGATAAAATTTTATTAATTAATTTTGATGAATTAAGTCAATTTGTAAATGATGTTGATTCTGCATTTACAATTATGCAAAGCTACAGTACTATATAAACACATTATTTTTAAATGTAGGGAAGTATATTATTCATTATAATATTGCTTTAGTTGAATTGTTAAATATTTACTACAGTTTCATCAAAAATGGTTCTGTTTATTTTTCTCAGTAAGATTTTGATAAGCACCTATCTTCTGTTGGTTTTGCAGTTAAAGGTGATAATTGTATCAGATTACAAATAGCAGATGCCCTATCTTCCGCATTATTGCAAAAAGTAAGTAGAACAAAAGATTTTTATAATATTGGAGAAATGTACTGTAAAAAACTATATTGTTATAATACAGATAAACAAGACGTATTAGGCTTAAGAAATATCTTGTAATACTATTGACATCTGTAAGATATAATAGTATAATGATATTATTCTAAGAAATAGCGCGGTCTACAGTCTTAAGATGGATTGATATGACCTATCTAGTATAGTAATCATTTCAATTAAATATCATCAATAGTAGCGAGTGTCTAGCATAGTCTATTCACTCGTTTTTAATTAAATTTCATAGCTATACTCTCTTATTCGTTTAATTGAAAATAATAATACCATTGACACAAAACAATAGATAATGTATGATCTATTATAATAGAAGGTAAGCAGTTGCTGAATGATTATATTAATCATAAAGTATGAAATGCCTATCTTCGTTTAAAAGAGAGTTTTTTCTATGAATCGTACAAACTTATTTTGACCAGTTTGTATTAGTATTCAAAAACACAGGAGCAGGTGGTGTACAACATCTGCTCTTTTATTTTTATTGTTGTTCACAATCATATACACTTGGAACGATGCCACATAATACATCTATTGTATTTTCAATATCATCATTGTTTTCATTATATTCTTTTATTATTTTATTTATTTGTAGACATAATAAATATAGTATATCATCCTTTATATTACTCTTTTGATTTTTACTCAGATCATATCCATCTTCATATTTATTATAAATATCACCGATGGACGATTTAATTGGAACAACATTTGTACTTTGTTTTATATCTAAATCAAATAAAACTCGTACATTTAATTTTTCATTTTCAATACAATTTTGAATAACGCCCTGTATATTTATTGTTTTAAATTTCCACCCTGGAATAATATTTAGTACTTTTTTATTATTTTCTTTTGTTCCAGAAAGAATTATATTGCGGAAATAAATTTCCTTATTCAATGAATACATCCTCCTTAGTAAAATATTTTATTTCTCATTCATTTAATTGGACTAATTATATCAGATTAAACCACATATTTCAACATAAAACTATTCTCCACAAGTAGTTAGCCAATCTCCACAATTGGCAAAATATAATAGAATGATATTCAAAACATTACAAAAAATGGTTTGTAATGTTTTCAATAATACGTTTAAAGAAAGGAATTTTAAAAATGGATATTCAAAACATTACAAATAAAGAAACTGCCATTCAGAACGAACAGCAGTTAAAAACAAAACAAGAAATTATTAATGATATTATAAAAATATTTGCTGATAACGTAATATCTATTTCTGAAGCACATAGTATATTACATGAAACATCTAAAAAGTTAAAGATACAACCTGTTTCAACCATAACTAATGATGTTAAACAGATTTATAGAATGAGAAATACAGGTGAAATAAAATACTAAACACATCATAAATGTATTAATTATTTTCTAGCCATTCAAATCCTCTAAATGTAACATCTGTTATTTCTGCTGAACCCCATGGCATTCGAGGATAATTACTCAATACTAAATTTTCATTGACACAACGAACAATCGCACATGCAACCTCTTCCATTTTATTTTGGTCTTTGTTTGATAAATCTTTTACAATTGATGTTAGTAGAATTGGAGTCATTTGACCAGCATCAAGATCAAATGTTTGATTTTCAATTACATAATTGATAACATCTTTGATTACATTTTTATTGAGTTTCATTAGTTTATCTCGCTTTCGTTTTACCTATAATAATCAATAAGTGCTTGTAATTTTTCATCTTTCGTGTTAAAATTATAAGGATTTTTACCAATCATATTTAATGCTTCATTTAATTCTGATTCTGTAAAATAACTTGCACTGTGGTCACGTAAAAAATTGAATATATCTTCTTTATATCTTGTATTATTTATCATAGTTGCTAAACCCATTATATAACCCCCCTCTTTCATTTAATTTATAAAATTAGTATACTGTATTTATAATAACAATGATAGTCTAAACATATGTTTTGTATACTCTGTATAATAACAAATGAAATTTATTCTATAGTTCATATGTATTGCAAATATGCTTGTTTACATTTAGTTATCATAGTGTTATTATATCTCTGATTCAATTATATGTACTTATGAATAATAAATTTTAGAGGAGTTTAGTAATGACTATTGTAGAAGTAAGAACTAAATTAGAACAAAATTACAACAAACATTATGAAAATGTGAAGACTTTATTTTACAGTGATAAAATGAAAGCTGTAAAATATATTCAAGAGCAGACTGGATGTGATTAAAAAGTTGCTGCTCAAATTGTTGTAGAATGGATGAACAGAAAACCAGTAACATACAATTCACAAAGCAAATCAAACGAAGTTTCAGATTTCATTCAGAAGGACATTCATCAGATTGCATCAGACGTAAGATTTATGAAAAATTTGATAATAATTGGATTGATATTATCTATAATTATTGGCGTTTTAAGTGGATTAGGATTTGCCATTTAATAAAACTGTATTATTAAATTCTTTACTCTTATTGTTCTATTCTGAACTTTCCGACAACTAAATTTTGTTTTATAAAATAAACCATAAATTTATGCAGTCTCCACAACTGCTATACACAGGACTCCACGACCTGTAAAATAAATAGTATGATATTCAAAACATTTAACAGCGATTTAGATAAAATAAAAAGTTTTAATTTAATTGCGGGTAATGAAAATAAAAGAAAAATTTATTGTAAAAATTTTAATAGAGATCTTAATGAAATAAATAATAGTATTCATGAATGTATAATAAGTAAAAACTATGAAAAGTTAAAATTGTGTATAGATTTGAAAATGAAATATGAAAATGAGTTTGTTACATTATAGTAACAAACTCATCTATTTTTAACTCCCTTATAATTGTTTTGAAAATTTTCCTTACACTTTTAGGTGATGTAAATCCATATCTTTTTATTGCATTAATAAAAATATTATAATCCTTATATATTATAGGAAATTTATTTTTAACCAAATTCGTAATGCTTTTAACATTTATATCATTATCATAAAATTTTGATAATATTACTAATTTGCCTGCATAATAAATTTGATGGTCTATATCGTTCAAATAATTACCAAATTTCTTTTCTCTTGATATAACGAATAATGTATCATATATATTATTGAACTCCGAATGCAGAATATTAGGATTTTCTTTATACCCTTTCTCCAACAATCTATTATATACATCACAGTCTAATACAATTGACGATAAACATTCTGATAAAGTTCTATAATTTACATTGATATAATTTATATATGGAAAACCACTATCACTTTGAATACAATGACAAAATTCATGAAGAAACGCATATTCCATATCATACAAAGATTCTTGTTTCTTTATTTCAATTATGTAAGTATTAGGATGATCCATATTAACTCTATTTACTGTATTATTTAAATACACTATAATATCGGTCTTATTAATATTTTTATATTGATAGTTGGTTATTATTTTCTTTGCCTTTTGTGAAAGTGAATCTATAAACTCTTGATTTGTCATTTGTATTCTCTCTTTATAATTGATAAGTAATATTTTATCATATATTGACAAATTAAAATAGACAGAACTTTAGTTCGGATAGTAAATATTATTTTTAGTAATATAAAAAATTTATCAAAAATCACTATTACACTGATTACAATGCCATTGTTTGCCCATCTTTTTACTTGCAAACCCAAAGATACCGACGGACATCAATCTACCTGTTGTTGTGATCTTTTTTGTGTTTGTGCTGTGACAGTATGGACAATTATCTATAAACATCTCCTTATTTTTAGATCATATGTTCTGTATTGTAAAATGCTCACGACTTTGATATGATTATTTTAGTCTATTACAAAAGTTTGGAGATGACATATGAAAAGATTTTTAGAAAATAAAATTGTTAAAATACTTAATACTTATATTAATCCCCTTATAATTGGTGGTATTTTTTCTGCAATGGGAAATTGGAATTATAAAAATGATATTTGGTTTAAACAAAAACTTGTCTCATTGATTGCACTATTCCTAATATATGCTTATACATCATATAAATATAGTAAGCTGGATAAAGAAAAAGATTCTGAAATAAAAGATTTAAAAAATAGACTTGACGAAAGAGACAAAGAAATAGAAAACGTTAAAAAACAATATAATGCCAAATTACTATTATCAGAAGAAGAGATAAAAAATTACGATAAAGGAATGAGAGAATTGGCTGCTCTATTTGCTGATTCTCATAGTAGTATAAATCTTTTATCTAAACAAATATTAAAGGGAAATCGAACCTTAGATGTATGGAACTTTAAGAAAGTTGCTACGGGTATTTGTAATGGCATTTACACTCTTTTATGTGAGATCTGCAAACCATATGATGACTTTACTGTTAATATAATGCTCTCTGATATTTCAGCAACTGGTTCTAAAAGAAATATTACAATGATAGCACATAAGGGAAAATATGAAAAATATCCAGATAAATTTGAAGAAAAATTACTTTTAAGTAAAAATAAAACCTTCTATGCGGTTAAAACATATCTCAATAAAGATACTAAAATCAAAATATTAACCACAAAAGAAGAGGTTAATGAAAATTTTGTTTATATAGACGAAGATCACCCAGATTATAGCCAATATGTTGGAATACCTATCGTTTGTTCTGGTAATAAAATCGTTTGTTTACTACAAATTTGTTCCTTTGGGAATAATAAAATAGCTAATAGTAAAACAGAAATATTAGACATTATCACAAAATATATCAATCCTTTCACGCACTATGCGTTATTAGCATATAAGATAGAAAAAGGTTTTATAAGTAGTTTTTCAATATTAGAAAAATTGGAGGAAGAAAAAGTAGATGCTAAAAAAAATAACAAGCAAGCAAATTAATAAGATTTTGCCAGAACAATCAAAAGAAGATGCTATTGCGCAAAGTGAACGGTATAGAATGGAATATGAACAAAGCAGAAAACAAATTGATGAATTTATAACAGAATTGGAACAGCTAAAAATCAGTTTTGGGGAAATAGAAAAGAACGAATAAAAATTTATTCTAACTATTTCATCTTAAAAATTGTTTATACTAAGTTATTGTTAATTTAATAGATATTAGAATAAAAGACATTTTGATTAAGATGTCTTTTATTCTAATATGTTATAATTATAATTTAAAACCTACTCCCGCAGTTCCCACATTTCCATGTTTTACCTGCATCATCAACAGCCCCTACCACCCCAAACGCAGCTGTCTTAACGGCTCTGGTGGTAAGGGTTATCTTGTTTATATTGGTTGAACCGCAGATAGGACACTTAGGGACGTTGTTTACTTTATCTAATACCTTTTGAGTCATTGTTTTGAGTTTTGCCTCTTGTTCCTCTTTGAGTTTGGTTTGTTCGGCTTCTTTTCGTTGATTAAATTCTTGCATTTGATTTTTGCAGTATCTATCACGTTTTGTTAGTTCCTCTTTTTTTAAAGAATGACCTAACTTATTTTCAATCCATTTGATTCTTTGTTCCCCATTCATATTAACAAGTTTTATTCCCTCTATAATACTAACTTTAGTAAATAAATTACCACAAGCTTCACAATTTAATGTGTCATCAAGTGCTATATATCCACAATTAAAGCATACACCTTTAACTCTCATATAATCATTCTCCATTTATCTCTATAATGGGGCTTATTTTATCATATAACTACAAGAACTTCCACAGTTCTTATGTACTACTCCACATAGTACAAAGTAACCATAGTACGATATTCAAAACATTTGATAACGATTTGTACAAATGTATTGAATAGATTTATATTTTACATGTGTTAGATTGAAAAGAAAATTTATTTATAAAATTTTTATATTTTACTGATTGCATATTTCAATAAAATGTGTATAATAAAAGTAAGAGATCTATATTGATTTCTATGCGGTAAGTTTCTACCATGTAAGTGAAACATTAAAATAGCGTGTGAGTCCCCACCAGCAAAAGGGAAATGAAAATAGCGTGTGAGCCTACACCATAAAAAAAGGAATTAAAATAAGGAGCTGGCATTAGTCAGTTCCTTTTATTATACATAGGTGAAAACATGAAGGTATGTAAAATTAAAGAAGATTATATTAAATATTTAAGAACCAAAGAATGTAAAGTTTTAACAAATAAAAATGAGAAACGTCCCTATATTGGAGTTGTATATATAATAAACAATGTAAATTATTACATACCATTATCTTCTCCAAAGCCAAAACACAAAAAGATGAAAAACGCAAAAGATTTCCATAAAATTAAAAATGGCGAATATGGTGTTATAAATTTTAACAAAATGATTCCTGTTAATAAAGAATGTATTATAGATTTTGATTTTAAAGATGAACAGGATGAAAATTATAGGAATCTTTTGCAGAACCAATATAAAGCATTAATTTCTATAGAAAGTGTTGTAATAAGAAAATCTGAAAATTTATATCGTTTGTTTCATACTGATGATTCTGAATTAACAAAAGCAGATATTGCAGTAAAAGAAAGATGCTGTAATTTTGATTTATTAGAGCAAATGTGTAAAGCATATATCGAAAAATAGCTCTTAAATGAGTAGAAAATCAAATATCTTTTATCCCTTTAATGGGTAGAATAAAGAGACATCACAAAGATGTCTCTTTTACATTTTAATTTAGTTTTTTCAAATTTTGAAAGGTTGTGATTAAATTGTAAAAGACTCCTTGGATAGAACTTCTACAACTATGCCGTGAATATGTATTTTCATATAAGCGTTTTGTTTTAGATATTTGATTAACGACAGTGACTTAGAAAAAATTGCAGACTACTATTCTATATAAGCAAAAGTGAAAAAATGTCAGAAAAAGAGACATTTAAAAGGTGTCTCTTATACTTTGAAAAATTATTATAAATAGCAATATTTTAAAATTTATATATCACCAAAAAGAAACTCTGTTGCAATCTTTATCCTACATTGTACAGATTCATTGTCATTAATATTTTTGCCGCAATATTTATAAAATTCATCGTTATGTGTCAATTTAAAAAACCGATCCTTTATATCCAACGGAATATTGTCAATGTTATTTGCAAAAGCCACCATAACAGAATCACATACACCAGAATTTAAACCATTTTTTATGTGGAACGGTCTTCTCCCCAAATTATGATATATAGCTGATACAACAGTTGTAAAAAGATTAGTTTTCTCATCTCTTTCAGTTTCGTCAATATTTCTATGTGCTTCAAAATATAATGTTAGAAATTCATCCATTGGTCTTTTATATTGTTTATAGGTTTCATATAAAGCAAAAAAACGCAGTATTAACTCAATATCACGTTGCCTTTTTCTATCGTTTTCACTAGTAATAAATGATTGCCATTCTTTGTTTTTATTTAAATTAATAAGAAACTCATTAAAATTACCTGCACAAATACAATTTCTAATTTCTTGCTTAGTTAAAGGAGTGCCGCCTGTATTAAGTCTACGAAAAATCTCAAAAATTTTAGGTAAATCACTATCATCGTTTACCTTTACTGTTGTTATTGGCAATGTACGGTTTAATAATTTTCTTTTTATGGAAGGATCAAAACTATCGAATGTTTTATTTTTATAAGGACTATCATCCGCTAACCCAACTAATCTGAATTTAAGAAATTTCTTATTATCTTCATCTACTTCATCAGGCTTTATTGCACCTGTAAAATAAAGTATGCTTTTTGTTCGTTGTTGACCATCTATTATATATTGATATTCACTAGCATCCTTATAAAACATAAGTGCTGGAATTGGTAGGTTTGACAATAAGGATTCTATAAATAGGCTTGCCTGACGTAAAGTCCAAACAAATTTTCTTTGAAAAAATGGGATTTTCAAATCCTCTGTTTTCCATAAGTCAATTAAACTTTTTACATATAAATCTGCACTATTTGGTTGTTCAACATCAGAAATATATTTATTGTCTTCTATTTCTAATTCGTTATTCTCATCTAGCAAATTATCATTGAAATCTATGGAAACTGTGTTTTGCTTTTTATTTGCTGTATATGATACTACCTTTGTATGATTAAGTTGAACATCTCCAGTAAAAGATGGTTCTATCTCCCACATACCTCTTTTAACACTTTTTATAACACCATAATTTTTTAAATATGTCCTCGCCCATGCAAGTTGGTATTCTAATTCACCTCTGCCCAAATTTTTTCCATGCGGTTCGTGAATTACATTATCGGGTAAATTTAAATTTTCAATAATTTTATTATAAATCTCTTCGTTAGTAGCTGAGTTTCCCATTTCTTTTATCGCTTCGTATGTTGGTACAATTAACTCTGTATATGTAGGACTAAGAATTTTCTTCTTTCGTGCCATAGTATGATATCCTCCTAAATATTGGTAAATCTCCTCCTAAATATTGGTAAATCTATTGTATCATTAGTTGTATGTTTTTGATACCCAGAACATATTTTCGTCAAAACCAAGATTACTGAATAGATATTGTAATTGATATATTGTGATATCTATTGAGTAATCTTACTCTATAATATAATGAAAGGATGTGATTAATGAAAATAATTAAGTGGCTCACCAATATTACCATAAAAATACAAGTAATAATTTTTATCAATTTTTATTACTTGTAAATTCGATTCACTGAAACTATCGTGGAACTTTATTTGTTATTAGCAGAAAACAAAAATACCCATGTCTCCACAACACCACGGATATTTTTGCACTACTACTCCCTTGACTATCTCCACAAATGGCCAAAGATGATATTCTATCTCTCAGACATGATGTTGACTTTATCTGAAATACTTATTGAAGTTTTCTTTGGTTTATTTTTATATACTGTACAAACAATAAATAAACTTGAAAACCAAGGTATTTGTTCAATAAGTGTCATAATAATATCAAGCACTTCTTGCATTGCATTCCTCCTTTCTGTAAGAAAATAAATATACATAATAGTTGGAAATTAATGCAGAGAATTCTGCTATGAAATTTAAGATTTCCAAGAGGCAATTCACCGTACCTTTCTTACTCTTGGTATGGTTACTGTTTTCAGTTACATTGTAAGAGTGCAACAGTCGCAGTTGCACAATGCGACTTCTTACTATTTTACTGTATCACTTCCTGAATAAAAATAGTAGTTGGAACAAGTGTTTTGTCAATATTACACAACTAATTAGAAATCACTTCCGCAACTGTTACAATGCCACTGTTTAGAATTTCTGCTCAAACTAAACAGTCCAAAAAATGCTGTATGTACTGCTTTTGAAGTTGTTGTTATTTTTTTGGTGTTTGTTGAATGGCAGTATGGACATTCAACCACAGGGGAAGTTGATACTGATATAGGTTCTCCAGGATTATTCTGTTTTCTTCTTGACTCTTGATATGAATTAATTACTTTGTTTGTATTTGGATCAATTTCCTCAGTATTTAAATATGTCATTTTGTGACCACATTTAGGGCATAAGAATTCATCACCTTTATCTGAATCATAATCATATGGTTCAAGACAATCATCACACATATAAGTTACTATCTTCATAAGACAAATACCCCCACATTTTATTATGTTTATAATTATACCGCTGCTATAATTATAATTCAAGTAGATTCTCCACAAATCTACAATATATATGTGTTACTCCACATAACACAAAATAATAATAGTATGATATTCAAAACAATTTACGACGATGCTACGGGAGCAGCGAAAGGTATTTCTATTTTTAATAGTACTTTACATACTATGAAACGAAATATAAAGTCTGGACAAGGTATAATTTATTCCATTTTTAGTGGTGATAAATTAACACAAAATGATGTTAAAGGAATAACAAATTTCGCAAATGCTTTAAAAAATGGTGTCAGTACAAGTAAAGCTTGGTGCGAAAATATGGTGAATTGTTCGGTTGCTGCTAAACAATATACACGGAATGCATTATTAGCAGGACAAAGTGCGGACGAACTAACAAAAGGACTTAAAACAACAACTATAGCTGCAAAAGCAAACATGGCTGTAATGAAAGGTCTTTCAATAGCTGGAAATGTACTTGCAAGCGTTGGTTTATCTCTTATTATATCAAAAGCATTATCATTCATAAATCAAATGATCAGTGCAAATGAAGATTTGTTAAACAGCGCAAAAGAATTATCTTCTGAATTCAAGGAAACAGAATCTTCTATTAATGGGTATAAAGAAAAAATCAAAGAGTTATATGAAACAATAAATGATAATTCTTCTTCCATTAGTGATGTCACACAGGCACGAAAAGATTTAATGGTAGTTCAGGATGAATTAATTAAAAAATTCGGTACTGAAAAAGATACTATTGATATTGTTACACAGGCTATTAATGGACAGGCAGATGCATTAGATTATCTTTCAGAAAGACAATATCAAGAATGGAAAAATAATTTTAATGATAAGACTTTCGGGCAATTTGCTTTAGATTTCTTTTCAAGCGGCAATCTGACAGAAGCATTTTTTAAGTTAACCGAATTTGATTTTCAGGGTGCATGGGATATGCTGAATATGTCAACTGAAAGCAATATAGATAAAATGGTTAACAGTATGCAACATGCTTTTTATGAGATCAAAAAAACTGGCAATCAAACATTAGACGATTTGATTTCTAAAACATTCGATATTTCTCCATCCACCGAAAAATTCATCCTTAAAGGCAATCTTAACGATATATATGAAGATTTACTGGAAATACAAGAATTGTCGAAAAATTTTAAAGTTTCAAATGAATTCGAATCAGACATTACAAGAATTGCGAATGTAATGGATGAAACATTAAAAGCATACAAAGATTCATATAAAACATATATACTATATGAAAAAATATTAGATAATTCTGACAATATTGGATATGATGATAGATTTAATCAGATAAATAAAGCAAAAGAATCATATAACGAAGCTGTCACTTCTGGAGATGAAAAATCTATCAAAGCGGCAGGTGAAAAATATTCTGAAACTTTACAATCAGCAATTTCTTTAGCTTTTAAAAATTCTGACAATGATGTTGCTGATTATTTCAGATCAATGTATCCAGAAATGCAACAGATATTCGGTGAATGGAGCTTTGAATTAGATTTTGAACCAAATACAGACGGATTAAAAGATAAGGTTACTGATGCTTTAGATAAAATCGATGGAAAATCAGATGGTATTACTACATTTTCTTCGGAAGATATTCTGAATTTCAACCCGAATATAGCGACACAGGAACAAATAGATGCTTATAGTGAATTAAAAAAAGTTGCAGATGAGTACAATCTTACTGTTGAAAATTTAATCGCATTACTTGAGAAAATGGGGTTGATAAAATCTGAAAATTATCAACAATTAGTTGATGCATTCGGACAAGAATTAGTTGATACACTAAGTAATGAAGACTTACAATTTGCATTTTCAGTTAGTCGTGATAGCATAAAATCATGGGATGAATTAATTGCGAAAATTAATGAAGCCAAAGAGCAAGCTGCAAAAGAAACAGAAATTACATCTGTTTCAGAGGCATTAACAAAACTTGCAGACCCAGAGGCAATTGATAAGTATAATGAAAAAATATCAACTTTACAGTCATATCTTGAGAAACTTAAAAATGGAACTTTTACTTCTATTGATGAATCTTCTCTTATAAAAGATTTTGGCATTACGGGTGATTCCGTAAAAGAACTTACTGAGAAAATTCAGAATCTTATGAATACTGAATTAAAATCAGTAATTAAACAGATTGATAAGGTAATCAATACTCAAAATTTAGATGAAACAACAAAGAAAGCATTGATTGCTCTGAAAGAGTCTTTGACAGGTGTTAATAAGGAAGCACAAGACTTAAATAATAATCTTTCTTTTAAACTTACAAATAATCCCCTCGCAGACATTCAAAAATTATCCCAAGGCTTAGATCAGTTAGACAAAATATACGCAGACATTCTTGACAAGGAAGATTTCGACTGGTCATCAATATTAAACAATGATGGATTCAAAGAAGCGTTCAGCTCATATACAGAGGAATATGATAATTTCATTAATACGGTATCTAATTCTCCTAACGATATTAATGCGTGTCAGGATGCGTTTAATAAGTTAACAGCGGCATATATCAAAGGTTCTGGTGTACTCAGTGAAGTAACAGAAGCTACAAAAGCTGGAACCGTTGCTATGTTAAAACAGATGGGTGTATCAAATGCAGCTGCGATTGTTGAACAGGCGTTAATCGAAAATGAGAAGATGCTTGAAGCACAAAAATACGCAACTGCACATGGATGTGATGACCTCAGAAAAGCAACTTATGAGGAAATCAATGCACTCATTGCGGAAGGAAAGACATCCGAAGAGGTATTAAAATATCTTGCTAAACTTGCGCTTGAAAAATGGGAGTTAAGCAAAACAGAACTGAAAACACAGGCTGATTGTGATAATCTTTTGAAACTTGCGGTACAGGCTGGCGCAACTACTAAACAGATTAAAAATCTGAAAAATGCAATGGCTGACCTGAATACGTTTGATTATACAAACCCTGTTGGAAGTGCTATAGGAAATGCTACCAGTAATTTCTTTGAAAAAGCTGCTGAAAAGATCCCTGCCATAAAAAAGACGAAACTGTATAAAAACTTTGCAAAAAATAAGAAGAAACAGGATGATGCTCAAAGTGCTGTTAATGACATTGTATCTGGCATTGAAGAAAACTTGCGCAAAGCATTAGAGATTCCTGAATTCAAAGTTGATTTTACAGGCGGCACAACAACCAAAGATACCCGTGAACGTCTTGCGAAAGAGAAAGAAAAGGAAGATAAAAAGAAAGAAGAAACTGCTGAGAACATTGATTTTATTGAAATCAAACTCAATAACCTGATCGACACAGCATCAAAAGCAAAGGATAAAATCAGTGACCTTCTCTCTTTCGGCGCAAAGAAAAAACAGACGCAGAAAGCCATTGAAGCAACAACAAAGGCATTAGAAGCGGAATATAAAGCAATGAAGCAGTATGCTAAATTTGCTGAAACATTCTCTGCGGATGCTGCAAAAGAGACAGTTGAAACTGTTACAGAGGATGTGTCCAATGCTGTAAGTGATGCCGTTTCTAATATTGCAAGCTCTACTGCAGGCGTTGTCAATGATGCAATGCAGTATGTAGGGAAACTTCCTTATATATGGGGCGGCACAAGTTTAACAAACGGTGCGGACTGTTCTGGATTTACACAGCAGTTATACAGAGCATATGGGATTAACCTTGACCGTACGGCACAGGCACAGTATGACCAGAATATCGGCGTAAAAGTAACCAAAGACCAGTTACAGCCTGGAGACATGGTATTCTTTAATGGCTACAAAGGAGCTGGCGGCGTAGGACATGTTGGTATTTATATCGGTGGTGGGCAGTTTGTTCATGAACCTGGAAGCGGGCAGACAGCCAAAGTCTCTTACCTATCAGATCGAAAAGATTTTGTAGGAGGTAAACGTTTTGGCAGTATCAATAACACTCCATCCTCTTCCGCTTCATCGACTGTATCCAACGACACATCTTCAACTACGACAACAACCTATACAAAAGTTGTCCCAGGCATTGACAGTAAGACGCTGGCTCATTATCAGAAACTTGTCCGCGAAGGTTCATTTGACATTGAGACAATCACAAATGAAAAATTAAAGAACGCCATTAAATCGTATCAGGAATGGTACGACAAGATGAAGTCCTGCCGTGATAAGATTGATGAACTGAACAATGATCTAAAAGAACTGTATAAGACAATGGCTCAAATCCCAATCGAAAAGCGGGATAAGAATGTTGAAACTCTGGATACAAGGCTGGATATCTTAAATTCCAAACGTGAAAACATTAGTGCTGTGATTGTCGATCCTAAGAAATACGACTCTACAAAGAAGACACTCAAAAGTTCTAAAACAGACGTTAAAAAGGGACTCAAAGGGTTGCGTACTAAAGCGCAAATGAAATCTGCTGGTCTGGAAAAGACAGATATTGATACAATCAAAAAGCAGATGAAAAATGGTCAGACAATCCCTGCCAAGATTCTGGATAAGATTACAGATGGCGCATTCTATGAACAGTGCAAACAGTATAATGATGCTGTATATGAACACAGTCAGTATGCGAAGACCATGCGAACTGCAGGAGATTCCATTAAGAAATTCAATACCATTTCTGATCAGATACTTTCCGCTGAAAAGTCCAAGACAAAACAGTTTAAGACGGCTTATAATGATGTTTCAAAATCTTATGGTAAGTCTCTTGATAATGTAAAGTCAAAAGGAAATAAGACCAGAAAGGCATTTGGCTCAAAGAAATTTGGTCTTTCGGATGCGGATATCAAGAGAATCAAATCCTGTATCAATGCTGGCAAACAGATACCAACGGATTTAATGGCACAGCTCGAATCTCAGAGTGTATATGACTCTTGTGTGGAATACAACAAAGCGGTCATGGAGAACGAAGCTTTCCGTGAACAGTTAGATAACGCAAGGTTTGACTTACAAAAACAGCAACAGGCAGAAACAGCGGCACGTTTACAGAATAAGACGGAAAAGCATCAGAATATTGCGGATAAGGCATCTGCAAAAATGGAACGTAATGAAGTGCTTGCCGAAAATGCAGATACTCCAAAGAAAAAGAATAAATACCTGAGTCAGAATCTTGATCTTTTGCAAACAGAATACAAACACCTGATTAAGATTGCGGAATTAGAAAACGACAGTGTAAAAGCTGCAAAATTACGCGCTGAACTTGAAAAAGAAACAGCGGATATCATTGAACAGCAGTTTCAGAATATCAGCGATTATTACTCTGCCAGACGTGATAAAATTTCTGACAAAGAGTCATTGCAGGATGTACGGTACGAAAATGCCCAGGTAGATGTCAAGAAAAAGAACGATATTCTGAATGTCAAAACACGGTTCGCTACGGAACGCAATGCAGAATCCGAACAGGAATACACGGACACGGCAAAACTGTTCAACAGCAACCGAACAGATGCAAAGAAGGCTGTAAACAAGGTTAAAAAATTAAGCAGCTCTGACAAAGATAAAATTCTGAAACTGATGGAGTCTAAGGAAGAGATTCCCGAAAGCCTGATGGACAAAGTTGCAAAGCTTGATCCTGACGCATACCAGAAGTTATTAAGTTATAATGACTCTCTTGACTGGCTGGATAAAGCCGCGTTAAACAAAAAGATTTCTAATGAAGAGCTGATAAAGACAAAGCGTGAGAATGAGATTCAAAAACATCAGAATGTTGCAGACCGCGCACAGGATAAGATGGATAAGAATGACGCGCTTAGCGAAATATCTACTTCTGCTTCTGAACAGAATAAATACGAAAAAGAAAATATCAAATATCTTAACACACAGTACAAACACCTGCTTGAAATTGCAAAGCTGCATGAGGATGACGTGGAATATGCACGTCTGGAAGCGGAACAGCAGGCTAAAATTGCAGAAGCTTATAAAGCAATGTTCGATAACGTGCAGACAGAGTTTGAGAATAAAATTTCTTTAATCAGCAATGACATTTCCGATCTTGATAATGAGATAAAGAAAGTTGAAGCGTCTGGAAGACTTGTGGACGCATCTTATTACAACCATAAGATTTCATTTGAAAATGAGTCACTTGCAAAATTAAAAGAGGAAGAAACAAGCCTTGTCGAACAATTGAAAAATATTCAGATGTTCTCTCCTGCCTGGTATGAATGTCAGGATGCGATTCAAAGCGTACAGAATGCGCAGGCTGACTCTCTTTCGAAAGTGAAGGAATATAAAGACGCGATCAATGCAATTGCAGACACCATTCAGAATGACATTGTGGATGCATTTCATGAAGTTACGGACGAAGCGGAATTGTTAATTACTTTGCTGGGCGATGATTTGAGTGATGAAGATACAGGCGCACTTACAAAGGATGGGCTTGCGGTATTGTCGTTATATGTTTCCCAGATGAATATCTGTAAGGATGCAGCTGAATCATTCCATAAAGAAATCAATTCTATGCAGGATGCGTTGGATAGCGGGACATTATCATTTATTGATGCAAATGGCATTCAAAGGGAATACGCTTCTGTATTTGAACTAAAGAAAGCAATCAAAGACTTCTACTCTTCTTATCGAGATGAAATCAAACATGTTTACGATTATGAGTCCAAAATTGTAGACATGATGATTAAGAAATACCAGTCTGAACTGGATTATTTGAAAGAGCTGATTGAAAAGAAAAAAGCGGAACTTGATGCCGAGAAAGATTTACATGATTACGCAAAATCGCTGAAAGAACAGACAGACAATATCAATTCCCTGCGGAAACAGATTGCTGCATTAAAAGGCGATACATCCAAAGAAACAGAGTCACGCATTCAGAAATTACAGTCACAATTGAAAGAAGCGGAATCGTCACTTGATGACCAGGAATATGACCGCTATATCTCAGACCAACAGGATATGCTTGATAACCTCTATGATGAATATGCGAAACTCATAGATGACGTAATGAAGGATCATGACAGGCTTTTGAGAGAAGGTCTGGACTTATTTGCACAGACAGCATCAGACGTACAGGACGTAATCAAAATCACAGCAGAAGAACATGGATATGAAATAACCGCTGAGATGGAAAAGATCATTGCGTCCATTGAAGGCATGGGGCATTTAGACTCCTATCTCGGCGTTGGCGGCACAGTCACACAATCACTAAGCGATATCGTAAATGAAGTTCACAATGCCTATGTTGGTATTACTGCTGAATTCCAGGGATTAAAAGATGCAATTGCATCCATCGGATATCAGGGAAAATATGACACGACTGATACAGATCATACGGATTATTCAATCAATGATTCATCAAGCAACACTGGCAGCGCAAATAACTCAGGAAATACAAACAGCCCTTCGAATATAGATGTCAGTAAATTGCCAAATATGGATTCTACTGGATTGGCAACCAAACGATTCATAGAAGACTTGTTAAGGAACGGAACCAATGCAGATTACGATCCAAAGAAAGCTTCCAGCCTAAACAAATATATTTACGGGAAATATGGAAGCGCGTTGACAGTTGACGAAATGGCGAAGCTGTCTGAGTATCTTGGCTTTAATTACACATCCAAACAGTTGGCGACGGAGAATCCAAATCACTCTAAACGCAAGATGAAAATGCTTGAGAAGTTACAGGCATACGGATTTTCAAACGGCGGCATTGTCCCTGATGACGCGCTGAAGGTTCGGGATTTTGGCATACAGCCTGCTTCTAATGGAGATAACAGGCTGGTTGCATTAAAGCCAAAGGAAAGCGTCTTTAATGAAAAGCAGACAAAGATGATCCAGGAATATGTAAACAAAGGGCCTGATTTTGAATCGCTTAGAAAACTGACTCCTATGCTGGATAAGATGATGAAAATGCCTGAAACACAATTAAGGCCATCAGACACTTCCGTAAAAATAGAATATGATAATGTAAATATCAATCTTCCAAATGTAATGAATTATGAGGATTTTATGTGCAAGATGCAGAAAGACCATGATTTTGAGAAGATGATTAATTATATTGTCAGTAGCCAAATGGGATTTGGAACCCGTTTTGATAAATATTTTGTAAATTACAGGCATTAATATAATCGGCGAGGTGTAAAAGCCTCTCTGATTATATTAATAATAATGTTTATATATAGAAACATATGTTCAGTATGGTATCTTGTCGATTATTGGTATATAATGTCAATTATAAAACAAATATTAATAGCCGGGGAGATAAATAATGATTGCAGGTATAATATGTTATGCTATAATTGGATTAGTGATAGGTGTCATTTTTTCATTACTTTTTATTACATTTGATAGTTCATGGAAGAAAATAATTACATCGCTGATGGGACTTGGAGGAACAACTGGTATTATTTCATATATGAACGACTTTTATGAAATAAAAAATCAGGAAATGAAATTTTGGACAACATCATTTTTATATATTATGTTTTTAATAAGTTTTTTTACAATGATGTTGATAATGTGTAAATTGATTAAAGATAAAGACGATAAAGATATTTTGAGGATCAGAGACATACTGCTTGGGCAAAAATCCTATATAAACAAGTATTATGAAAAACGAGAAAAAGAGATTGATGTACGACTCGGAATACCAATACTTGAAGAAAGGGAAGAAATTGTTCGTCAAAAAGAAATTGCATTAGAAAATAAAGAAAAAAATCTAAAAGAAGAAAAGGAAGAAATTGATAAATTAGGAGAAAATAAATTACGTATCAACATACCTTATAATAATAAAATTGTATTAACAAAAGAGTTATTAGAGTCAATGCCTGAATATATTTATGGATTAGGGAAATTTATTGTTGATTTACAGGTAAATACAGAAACTCAATGTAATACCATACAATCTAAAAGTGATTTTATAACATTCTTATATTTAATTTCTACATTCATAATTAAAGATATTTTTGAAACAAGTTCAGACAGTATTAGAATTCATTTTCGCTATTTTAATGAAATATCTAACTGTTATGAGGCGCTAACAGTTATAAATGGGAAAGAAGTAATAACCAAAAAATTAACACCAATTCCATATAACAATTCATTAATCCAAAAATCTTATGAATGTAAAAGAGCATTAATAAAGAGCGTTAACGCAGATTTTGATTATCAAGCTAATAACTATACTGTGTGGCAGGATTACATGACATATGCTTTTTACAGTTTTACCAAAAATGAAATACCAGTCTTAACATTTGGTATATCTGTTAAGAATAAAACCATTCATAAAAATATTTTCTATTTTCTAAGCTATTTTAATTTAGAGCAATATTTGGAAGATGCATTTGTAAAAATTAATGAAGTTTTCAATTTAATAAATTTGACAAAGAATGGAGGTGAATAAATAATGGCAAAAGTATCGCGGATTGATGCATTTAAAGCTATTACAGAGTCGGTTTCTAAAAATGATACTAAAACAGCTAATGCAATTTTCAGCTTAGTTTCTAAATCTATAGCACAGGATAGAAAAAATAATGAATATACAGAATTTATTGAATTAACAACAAAGCAAAAAAAAATATTCAAAGGTGATTTAAGCAAATTTTTGAATGAGGGTAATGAAGGTATACCAATTAATAAATTATGTAATTAAACATTTTACAAAGGGCAGTCTCCGGGCTGCTCTTTTTTAATACAAAAATTTGGAGGAACATAGAAAATGTTTAATAAAAGAAAAGCTGAGAGAGAATTGCTGTATGCAGAAATTAATAGATTGAAAAAGATTAACAGTAAATTGGCAGATGAAAACAGAAGATTGAGAAGCTCTATGGGGGATATTGAGAAATATCGTGAGAAGTATAAGGAATTAACTGATTCTGTTGAAGTGATAAAGAAACGATACAAAAAACAATTGGATGACTTTGATGGCTTAAGCTTTAGATATAGAAAAGAACTGGAAAAATTTAAAAAATAAATGAATTAAAATGTAAACATGATTTTTGTATGGTATCTTTTCAATACATTTTTACATGAAAATACACTTAGAAAATAGGCGATGGATAGTTTGCAACGCAATTATAATAAATATTATTAAGACTATGAGGTAAAATAATGTTATTAGCAAAAAAATTATTGGAAGCTTTGTCAAATACGGAAAATGAAGAGGATTTTAAGTATGAAAAAGATGACTATGATTTTGTAGAAGTTATGAAATTTTATGAGGAAACACACATGACCAAAAATGAAGTTAATAGTTTTATAAATAGGGCAAGAACACCTGCAACTTTAGTCGTGAGAGATTCAAGAAATAGAATGTCACATAATTGCTACTAATTTTATACATGATGTAAAAATTTTACTACTATTTTTGTGCATATTAACAATAGATTTTAACTGATATTTGTGTATAATATTATATAAGAAATCTTGATGGTTTCTTATACGCTTGCTACTTGGCGTTTCAAAATTAGTAGATTGATAAAAAACACGGGTCATTAGTGTTTGAAATGTATGAATTGAAGAAATACGCTTCTATGTAGCGTTACTAAATGACATAGATAGAGAAGCCTATATATAGGCTTTTTCTATTACAAAGGATAATATGACTGAACATGGTTTATACATAATCAAAAAAGAATATTTAGAATTAGTTAAATCATTAGGAGGGGACTGCGATTATAATAATGGAAATAAACGTCCTATTTATTGCTGTATAAAGGATAATAAAATTGAATATCTGTATTGGGCAATACCAACCAGTGATTTAAAACATAGAACCAATGAACAAAAAATGTATTATGAAAAATGTTTAGAAATGCCTAATGAGGATCTTAGAAGTTGTTATTATCATATTGGAAGAACTACAAAACCAGCATTATATAAAATAAGTTCTTGCTACCCAATAACAGAAAAATATATTGATCATGAATTTATATCTTGTGAAAAACATGTTATTATACGAAGAGCAGAGACTATAAAAGAATTAGAGCGAAAATTGAAACGTATTTTAGCTTTTGAATCAAGAAGACCAAATTACTTTAAACAACATATAACCGAGATTAAAAATTATCTAATTAAAGAGTTAGAAAACTATAAATAAACATATATGTTATAAAAAGAGCAGTTTTAGGATTGTTCTTTTTTTATTAGAAAAAATAAAGTGGGGTGAATATGTGGATGCTACAAATTTTATATTTGATGGGAAAAGTTTAAGTGATTTTGGTTTTATCATATGTGAATTTAATGGAGAAACAAATACTTTCACTCCATCAAATATAACATTCACTACCTTAAAAGTCCCTGATAATGATAGACGAAGATTTTTGTCTTCTTATTATGATGATGTAATTTCATTTGAATTTTCCATTGCTAAATATGAAAGTAAAAAAAATAATTTGCCAATAAACAGTTATGAAGACAGAGCTATGAGAAAATGGCTGTGTCGTGAAGATGGATTTCACGAATTTATCATTGAACAGGATGATTTTTACAATATCTATTATAATGCGCAAATTAATATTACACCTCAAATGGTTGCAGGAAGGATTCGTGGATATAAACTAACTGTAACAACGGATAATGTTTATGGCTACACAGAGCCACTAGAAACTGAATTTGACATAAGCAGCACTTCTCCATATACATTCTTAGCTTTATCGGATAGAGCCGACTACTTCTACCCTATCTGGGAAATAACCCCAAAACAAAATGGCGATCTTCATTTAAAAGTTTTAGAAGACACCAATCAAACAAATGCCATTCTAAAATCTGTTAAGGCAAATAGTAAAATTATTATTAATTCTGAAAATGGAATTATCGAAGGGATTAGTCCTGATAATTTTAACTGGCAATTACCACGTATCATACAAGGTTATGACGAAACTATAAATACAATCACTTCTACCCTACCATGTCATATTAAAATAAAATACAGATTAGCAAGAAAGGCGATGTGTTAAATTAAGACTCCAAAAACAATTATAAGAACCAACCCCATTACTCACCGAATTGATTCTCCTACTTTGTTATTAAAAAAAAGAAATGGTGAAGTAATTGGTAAAATTAATTATATTGATCTTCAGATGTCAATCTCTGGTTCTACATTAGATAATATTAAATTTCATGTATATAAAAATTTAGATAGAAAAGAATGCTCATTTTGGGAAGAAATAATTGATTTAAAGATTATTGATGTTGTTGGATATGGTCAATTTGAAATAAAGTTAAATAAAACTACGAATCAAGATATATTTAAAGAAGTTATTGGACAATCCCTAGAAACAGAACTTACACAAATTCCACTATATGATTTGCATATCAATGATGACGATTATTTTAACTATGGAACACAGCATGAATCAAATTTAGATTCATATGGAAATATTAAACCAATCAAACTTTACAACCCATCTGATCCTCACCATAGTCTTTTACATTTGCTTTTAATGGATAAGGCATGTCATTGGAGCCTGGGTGTTGTCCCACAATATATTACAGTTACAAATAATGGAAATCAAACACAAGAATTAGCAACATCATTTCAGAGAACTTTTACTATTGATAATCAAAATATCTATGATTTTCTAGTAAATGATTTAGCAAATGAAGCGAATTTGGTATATGTTTTTGATACATATAATCGCAGAATAAATATTTATGATAGATATAGTGTAGGAGAAGATACCAATGTATTTATCAATACTAGAAATCTCGCTAATAATATTACTATTGAAGATAATTCAGAAAGTGTAAAAAATTGTTTTCGTGTGGTTGGTGGCGATGATGTAATTACCAATTACTTATCTGCAATTAATCTTACTGGAAATTATATATGGAGATTTAGCAATTTACAATATGATGATATGCCAGAGGGATTAGTGAATGCTATAAAATCATATCAGACATTAAAAAATACTATAAGTGATGAATATTATGGTGGATATGATGTATTTAACCAACTAATTTTAGAAGAAAAACCCACAAATACCATTCTTACTTTTGATGGAAATGTTAATTCATATTCTAATTTACCTTCCCCTAACAATCTTATTGGACATTATTATCATATAAATAATGAAAATAAATACTATGTAAGTAATGGTTCTTCATGGATTATATGTGGAGCATTTACAAGATTGTGTTCAGCATATGATCTTCTATCATATTTAGAACATTCCATGATGCCAAGCGTATTACTTAGAACTACAAATGCTCAAGAACAGTCTGGAAGAATAGAACGTGAATTTGTAAACACACAAGTTGCAGTATCTAATCTTTCAATTCACTCCTCTACTTCATTTACAGGAATTACAAATAGTGTTGTAGCGTATTGTAAGGTTATCATTGATAATCGTTACACCGTAGAATCTGTTGATGATATCACTAGCAATTATCCAAGATATAATGGTAATGTATGGACTGGGAAAATTCATGTTTATAGAACTGCAGATAAGAATGACACAAGAACATTTATTGTTTCTGTTAGAATTAATGATGATGAACTAAACTATGCCAAACAAAAAATATTAAAAGCAATTGCAAAGAATGAAATGGCTGAGGTTGATCAGGATGTTTTAGCATATACTACTTCCGCAGATTATGGAAAATTGGTTATGTATTTTCAAAAATATAGTTTAAATAGACTGAAATCATTCTATGATGGATATGAAAGTTGTCTTTCAATTCTTATGTCTTTTCAATCTTCTGCAAAAGACACATCCGCCTTCAATACTATTTACACAACTTACAGACTACGACGAGATGCTGTATATGAAGTTTATAAAATACGAGAACGAGAAGTTGAAAATCAAAAGCAATTAATAGATCAAATTGAATTAGAAAAAAATGCAATACAAAGTCAAGTTGATTTCAAAACATATCTTGACAATATAAATCCATCCTATTGGAAATTATTTAATTCTTATAGGCGTGAAGATACTTATCAAAATAGCAATTATGTATCTGATGGACTTACTGATGGTCAAATACTTGCAAAATGTAAGGAATTGTTAGATTATGCTAATTATCAATTGAATATGGCTTGTCAGTTACAGCGGACATGCTCTATTTCTCTTAGCAACCTTCTAATAATGGATGAGTTCAAGCCATTCTGGGACAAGTTTCAAATATATAATTATATTCGCATAGCAAATGATAACGAAATACTAAAACTTCGTCTCATGCAAGTAGATATTGATTTTGATCAAATAGAACAATTAAAAATAACTTTCTCAGAAAATATCAGCGGTAATGGTAATATTGTAAATGATATTGGCGATATTATTAAACAAGCTGGTTCAATGGCTTCTTCATATAATTCTATTAAACAACAATCTTCCCAGGGAAATAAAGCGTATAATGAAGTTGGAAAATGGATTGCTGAGGGATTAAATGCGGCAAAAACTACAATTTCTAATTCTGATAATAACGAAGTGACTTATGGAAGTTATGGTATTAATCTGAAAGATATGACTGAGGAAGGTAATTATGGAGATTATCAAACTCGATTAATTGGACAAGGTGTATATTTTACGCAAGATGCATGGAAAACAGTTTCGCTTGCTCTTGGTACTATTTACATTGATGGAAAGAGAACTTCTGGCTTAATTGCGGATAATATAATTGGTAGACTGCTTGCTGGCGAGTCATTGTATATCACAAACGAAAAAGGATCTTTTTTACTCACTGGTGATACAGCCAAATTTACTGATATTACCATCGATTATCAAGATAAAAATGGGAATCGGGTAAAAATTGGTGGTGCATCAGATCGAATATTTTCTATTTCTCATAATGGTAATGAAGTTTTATATTTTAATAATGTATCAAATAAAATGGTTATGACTGGAACTCTTCAAGGATGTGACGGAGATTTTAGTGGAACTCTTAATGCTTGTCATATGTCTGCAAGCACTATAAACGGCAGCACTATAACAGGTAATACTATTTCCAGCAATAGTTTAATTGGTAATACAATTACTGGTGGAAGTATTAAAATTGGAAATAACTTTTCTGTTGATATAAGTGGAAACATGAATGCGACAAATGCAAATTTTACTGGAACAATCCATGCGGGCACCGCAATTTATAGTCCAAGTATTAACGGCGGATCAATTACTGGTACTTCTATTAATGTAAATAATCGTTTTAAAGTTGATTCAAATGGAAATATGAGTGCCACAAATGGTTCTTTTACTGGAACAATTAATGCTGGTACTTCTATAAATTCGCCTAGTATTAATGGTGGAAGTATTAATGGAACCTCTATCAATATTGCAAATAGATTTACCGTTGATTCTTCTGGTAATATGGTTGCATCAAGCGGAACTTTCACAGGAACAGTGTATGCAAACGCAGGATATTTTAAAGGTGATCTTACAGGATGCTGCGGTATTTTTAGTGATAAAGTCATTGGCGCAGATGTGCAAGCAAAAACTTTTAGTCTTTGGAATAATAACTCTGGACAGTATGAAACAGTAATAACCGCAAAAAATAAAACGTCATGGGTCTACAGTAACGTTGGATACAACGCACCAATCGTATATGGGGTATGTGCTAATATTCTTGGAACGGAAATATTCAGAGGTGCTGGAGGAGCATGTATTGATACTAATAGTATATATGTAGATAATATTTATGTGCCTTTTCAAAGAGGAACATCAAATGGCACTACTAATTCAAGAGTTTATTATATGAATGGCAGTGTTGATAATGATGGTGTTCCTTCTGCTGGTTGGGTAAAAGGTTTTACAAGAGTAAAAAATATTAGTATTGGTAACAACGATTACAGGTATTCAAGCGGTAGCTATACTAGCGGAACTGCCATTCTTCGATTTGGAGCTAACGGAAAAGCCGATGATCATTATATGAGTGTAGATGTTCCATCTGTAGAGTATGTTCAAAATTATATACAAGGATATGTAGATGCACATGCTGATACAAGTTCAGATATAAGATTAAAAAACAATATTGAAGATTTAGAAGATATTTCTAATCTTTATATGAAACTTAGACCTGTAAGTTATAAGTACAAAACTGGATTATATTCCTATAAACCAAATAATATAGAGTTTGGTCTGGAAGCAGACAGAGTTGCAGACTTATTCCCATGCGAAAAATATAATATTGCTTGGAAATCCAAAAAGATATTAGATGAAGAACGTTTTTATTGTTCTGATTATGCATATCGTGTTGATTATAAGTCTATTGGAATTATGACAGTCCAAATGGTTCAGAATCATCAAAAACGAATAGAAAAATTTGAACATGAAGAAATGGATTTTAAACATATCATTTTATCTTTACAAGGTGAGAATGCAATATTAAAACAGCGTCTACAAAGATTGGAGGAATTGTTAAATGTTACAAATTAATAAAAGTATTACTGTTACTGGTGTTAGTTCAATGGATGTAGAAGAAAATGGTACTAAAATCAAAAAACAAATTGCTTATATGAATGCTAATATCCCAGACAAGGGAGATTTTAGTATTAATAAATCCATTCAGGACAGAGAACTATTTGATAAATACAGTACTGAGGTTTTTAAAGATTTTAGTGAATTTGAAAAACACGTTTATGAATTATCGAAAGGAATGAATAATGAATAAAATGAATCAAAATGAAAATCAACAAAATTTACTAACAACTAATATTATCATAGAAGATATAAGACATCAACTTTTTAGTATTATTAGTAATAGCGGACTTCCGTCATCCATTCAGGAGTTAATCGCAAAAGATTTCTATATGCAAGTAAGAGACGCTTCTATACAAATATATGAAATGGAAAAAGCAAAATATGAAGAATCAATAAAAGAATCTACTGTAAAATAAAAGTTAGATTCTTTTATTTTTGTGGAAAGGAGGTTCTATTGGGACTTCAAGATAATGTCCAAAGAGTTACGCTAGACTTTAACAATCCAAATATAAAAACCTTACGATTTCATCAATACGATAAGGATGCAAGAAAAATAATCATTACATTCACTAATCTTGGGCAGGTAGTTCCTATTGATGCTTCAACTATAGAAGCCCATGTAAAATGGTTAAAACCAGATGGATATCCCGTTTTTAATGACGCTATAATAAATACAGATGGAACAGTTACTGTAATATGTACCGAACAAATGCTAATTGCTGATGGCATAGGTCATGCAGAAATAATGCTCATTGAAAAATCTACTGAAAAAGTTCTTCACTCTATGCCAGTAAAGGCAGTCATACAAAAATCAGTTTATTGTCACTGCAAATTAACATCCACAGCAGAGTTTGATGCATTGGTTCATATTCTTTTAAAAGTTAGAGAAGCTGAACGAATTATTGAAAAATTCCCAGAATGGGAAGCTGCAGAAAATGCAAGAAAACAAGCAGAATTAGAGCGTGAAAGAGCTGAAAAAGAACGTGAAAAAAATACTGCTATTGCTATTACAAATGCTAATAACGCTGCCAAAAATGCTAATGACGCAGCAGCAAAAGCAAATACAGCTACTATTAACGCCAATAACGCTGCTAATAAAGCGAATACAGCTGCAACGAACGCTAATAATGCTGCTAATAAAGCAAACGCCGCTGCTGTTAATGCTGATGATGCTGCCGATAAAGCAAAAAAAGCTGCACAAGACGCTATAGATGCCACTAAAAATGCTAATGATGCTATTACTAACATGAATAATAAAATTGCAGAAGCAAACGATGTTATAGATAAAGCAAAAAAGGCAATAACTGATATAACTACAACTGAAAACGATATAAAAGAAGCTGAAAAAGATCGCGTCACTGCAGAAGAAAAAAGACAAAAAGAATTTGATGATAAAATCAAAGAAGTAGATCAAATTATTAAAGATAGTGCTGATGCTTTAAAAGACGCTACAGATGCAGTTACAAAAGCTAATGAAGCAAATAAAACTGCTGACGAAGTTATAGAAAAAGTTAAAAAAGCATTAGAATCAATAAATGACGCTACTGGAAAAATGCCTGGTGTATCTACTACTCCACCGGAGGATTTAGATATTGGAGATATATGGTTTGTTGAAAATGAAAGATAAATTTAAGAAAGGAGGTGATGTCTATGGCCTATAAATGGTTAAAAGGTAACAAAACTTATTCGTACACACCAAAAGAATTTCAATGTGATTTTCTAAGTGATATTGGTAAATTACCAACAGCCCATAGAATGGGGGCAAAACAAGAGCATGATACGATAAGTGACGATCCATGTATGCCTGGTTCAGAATGTTTTTGTTTTGAAGATGGCTCAATATGGTTATTAGGAATAGAGACTGATACCTGGATTAAAGTTGGATACAAATTTGGAGGCTCTTCAGGGAATACTGGTTCTGGTGGATCAAATATCACAAGTTATAATCAATTAACCGATATTCCATTAAAAAATCTTGTAGGAAACACTTCCACTCCACTTATTTTATCTAATTTACAACCTGGAATTTATAAAATATTGGGAAACTATTCTGCAACCAATAATTCCAAAAATTTTACTACTGGAACATCTGGAGACATTTTTATTATTTGTAGCGAAAACATTATGCAATTAGCTTCTAATGGAGTTACGATGTTTGATATTAAATCAGATGGTTCATGTGCAACAACTACTTACACAACAAAAGAAGATATATCTAATGAAATCTTAGAAGAATTGAATACTGGTACTTTAAATTTAGAAATTCAAAACATTGTAGATCAAAAGTTATCTTATGCAACGGACGTTGATATAGATAACTTTTTTTAAAACTAATTTTATTAATAAGGAGAAAAAACTTTATGGCAAAGACAAGAGCAAACACAAACGAAAATTCTACTAAACTTATTACTTTAGGCAATCTTTCACGTTATGATCAGAAAATTAAAACAAAAATGGCTGCTGATGATGCAACTACACTGAAATCTGCAAAGGATTATGCTGATAATCTGGCTGATAATTATGATGCAGCTGGTACAGCGGAAACAAAAGTCAATGAACTTGCTAATGGTGCAGTCAAAACAAATACTGACGCTATTGCAATATTAAATGGAAATGATACTGTAGATGGTTCTGTTGATAAAAAGATTAAAGACGCAACTATAACATTGAAAGAAGAGATTTCTGCTTCTGCCTACGATGATACAGAATTAAAAGGTAGAGTAACATCAAATGAGACTGCCATTGCAACACTGATCGGAAGTGGGGAAGGTTCTGTTGATAAAAAAGTTGCTGATGCAGTTGCAAAAATCGTAGCAGACGCACCAGAAGCATACAATACTTTAAAAGAAATTTCTGATTGGATTACATCTCATTCAACAGATGCTATCGAAATGAATAGTCAGATCAATTCCAATAAGACTGATATTGCAACATTAAAAAGTCTTGTAACTCAGTTACCAGAAGGAACGGAAGCTACAACTATTGTTGAATATATCCAGGAAAAAATTGTTAATTTAAAAACAGAATTAACAACTGCAATTGCGACTGCAAAAACAGAAGCTATTACAGAATCTGGAACAAATACTGATGCAAAGATTACAGCAAAAGTTGGAAATATCGGCACAGGTACGGTTAAAGATTATGTAGATACAGCAAAAACACAGGCTGTATCTGAAGCAGGTACAAAAGCAGATAAAGCCTTAGAAGATGCGAAGGCGTATACTGATACACTTGCAGAGAGGGTAACAGAGCTTGAAGGAAAACCTGCATATGAGGAAGCTACAGATTCAGACATTGATTCTTTATTTCCTGATCTGACAGCGTAATTTTAATCTATAAAAGACATATTTCAAGGGCGTATGGTCACTCCATGCGTCCTTATTCAAATGATTTATAGGAGGAATTATAATGGAAGCTGAAATCAAAATTATAACTTTTGAGAAATTGGGAAGGACTATTGAAAATATGAAACGCACATTTGCTCCGATAGAAGTTTCAAAAGAAATAATTAATACAAAAGTATCTATTGAACAACCGACGGATCAGAACATTGGAGACTTATGGTTTATTGAAAGTGAAAGAAACTAATTATAAAGGATGGTGATGATGATTGGCAAATTTAACTAACAAGCCAAATACAATAAAATCAATTGGTAAAAAAGTTGCTGATAATGGAAATGCTTCTGATTATGTGTATGTGCCTATTGGAGCTGATTCTGACAATGTTGACAGACCAGATGGTAGTACTGTAGAGGAGTCTTTAACAGATATTGAAGCTGAAAAAGTTGAAATCATTCCTGTTGAAATTCTCCCTACAAGTAATATTAAAGAATATCCGTTTATTTATGCATTAGTCAAAGCAAATGAAACTAAGGGAATATTATATGAATATAGAGATGGTGAATGGATCCCTTATGGCAATGGATCGAATGAAATCTGGGTAGGAACTAAAGAGGAATGCGCTAAAGATTTTAACAACATTGAAAATGGCACATTCGTAATTATTATTAATAAAAATGAAGGAACTGGTGAAACGCATACTCATGATTATGTTTGTTTTGTAACCAAAGAGCCTACATATTCACAAACTGGAACTAAAACATGTACTTGCTTTTTATGTGGGGAAAGTTATACAGAAGAGATACCTGCGCTTGTTGATTCCATTAATCCAGCTGGTGTTATTAGAATTGGAACCAACGAATATGCAACGTGGAAAGATGTTGTTGAATTTAATAAATATTACAAAGAAAATCAAACTGTTACAATCGAGGCAACTGATAATGAAACTGGCATAAAAGAAATTGCTTATTATTTGGCAACAGCTGCGATTAATACATCTGATATTGCATCAATTAATTGGACGGTATATAATGATGCTTTCGAAATTGCACCAAATAATAATTATATTATATATGCTCGTATTACGGATAATGCAGATAATGTTACATATATTTGTTCTGACGGAATTGTAATGGATAATATTCCGCCAGTGTTTGAAGGATTGGAAGATGGTGGCACATATCCTACTGGCACTGTTTTAAATGTAGAAGAAGGTGCCACTCTAACTGTAAATAATAATGTTGTTGATTTGGTTAATAATACTTATACGTTTACAGAAGCAATGGATAATTGTATATTATCATTGACTGATAAAGCAGGGAATGATAGTAGTAGTATAAGTATTATTATTATTGATACTTCAATAGCTCCATTTGGAGAAGATTCTAATTGGGATTATCTCCTTAATGAAAATGAGGAAACAATTACATTAAAACATCATAATAAATTTGATGAAAAAAATATTATAGTGTATAGTAATTACATAATTAATAATAAAACATATAAAACAGTAATTGCTAATAACGATGAAGATTCAGAAAGTAACTATTTGTTTTCTAATAATTATTTAATTGAAAGTGTATTTTTTAGTAAAGATATCGATTATTCTAAGATTAAAAACGCAAGTTATATGTTTAATAATTGTCAGTATTTAAAATCTGTTAATTTATTTAATTTTAATGCAAATAATGTAGATAATATGGCCAACATGTTTTATAGATGTCCACGTCTAAAAACTGTTATTTTTGGTAATTTTAATACAAGTAATGTAAAAGACATGAGTTATATGTTTAGTGGAAATAGATTGTTAGAACGTCTTGATTTAACTAGTTTTAATACAAGTAATGTAAAAAATATGATTGATATGTTTAGTGATTGTGAAAAACTTGTATCCATTAAAGTATCAAGAAACAATTGGAACCTCTCTCTAGTAGAAGAAAAATATAAGTCTGGTATGTTTGACAATTGTGGTACATCAGAAGTAACATACGTTTGAAATGAACATTTCATGTTATATTTTAGTTTTTCATTTATTCATATAAATGAATTAAGACAAAATTTCTTGAATCTTATTTCTAAATATGTTATATTAAATGAACTAAAGAAAAGTAATCATTCTTAAAAAGGTTTTCTTTCCGACTTAAACTATAAGCCTACCTATACTGGCTAAGTGACAATGTAGGCTAATTTATTTTCGCTTGTTATTCCTATCTATATAGACAAGCGGTGTGATCAGGAAAATACCACCCAAAAGTTACAGACTAAGAACTTGGTATGTATCCATCTGTACCATCTTGTAACACACGATTACTCCATGCTCAAATTATATTAGATATTGTGCTATATTACAATTTCTAAAAATATTAATTTTAAATTTGCATATTGCATTTAAAAGCTACATATGCTATAATTGCTATAGACAAAAGAGATAGCAAGTCCATGAGGACAAAGAATGAAATCCCCGAACCGTGTTGCAGCACAGCCCGGGGATTCTTCTTTACTTTTTAAAGTGGCAAAGCACCCGCCAGGCTATTGGTTGTCCTCTGTATCTTTGCTATCTAACCATTTGTTGATGCGGTGGCTAACCACACCTGCTAAGACAGTAACAAAAAAAGGAGATAGCAACTTCCATGAAAACATCTCCTCCTGTTGCCAGGTATCGGTAGGACAACATAGGTATTATAGCATATCTTATAAATTTCAACAATATTATTTTTAATTTTACAACTAACAATCTTAATAAACTATATTGAAAATATTATGCATTAAAAAAATTGTACAATTGTAAATATTTTTTAATACTGAAAATAACTGAAAGGATAATTTAAACTTATGGAATTTTATATTAAGAAAGACAACAAATTACATTCATTGGGTTCTATTTCCAATGAAAATTTTCAAGAAATTGCGGGAAAAGTAATCGAACTAGAAAATAAGCTAAATCAAATTCAAGCATCTCTGGATCAGTAAATTAAAATTTATAAAAATTGAAAAAATGGCTATCGCAATTCCACTGGCTTTAGACAATTGGTAATTCACTAGGCACCTTTATAAATGTTAGATGTTTTACTTGTTATTCAGAATGGTACATACGAAGTTGATGATTATTGTTGCTGTAATAAAGATACGTATTGTTATTTTTTGCGATAAAAATACAATAGGATCTTATAGAGTTATAAAGAAGATTTCTAAACAAGTGGTAAGAGTAGTATTTAGATAAAAAGATAAGAAAAAATAGTTGTATTTATTATTCAAATAGGGTATATTAAATAATTTAGTATACCCTATTTTTTACGATTTTTATTCTCTCACGGGTTTAATACTCCGCTGCTCGCAGTGTTCAGAAAAAAAAGAAGTCAGGGTTGGACATCATTTTCACTAATTTTTTGAAATACCGATATAATCAAGGAAGTCCAAGGTTTTGAATCTGCTTGAAATATTGTCAAACCAATATAATATTGATATGTAAAATGGTAAAAATTTTAAAGTAAATTCATACAAAGACTGATTTTAGGTGAATTACAAGTAAATTAGCGTATATGGGGTTGGACATCCAGCGTCTTACGGCAGGGTGGTTCATTCCATAATGTTAATTTGTCTGATATAACCTTTGTTTGATGTATACTGAATAGCAAATATATTTGTATACTGGTTAATTTAAAAACTCTACAAATATTGTTTACAGCAATGATGCTTTCAGACTCATATAATTCATCTAAATAATCTAAGGACGTTATTATTTCTTTGATATATATATTTCCCATTTTTGTTCCTTCTGGAGTGTTAAACAATAATAAATCACTGAAACTTGTGATACCTGTTCCTACTAAAATAGTTGCCATTTCTTTAAAATATGACAACAACATAGTTCGTAAATTAACATAATATTTTTTATATTTAGATTCTAATATTGTTTGTGCTCTTATAATTGCCTTATTGTCAAAATTTATTAAAAAACATCCTGATATATGACCATTGAAAGACACAATAATATTGATTCTATCTTTTGTTTCTATAAATTCTTTAAAATCATTTATACTTTTACATATAACAGATTTCGGCAGTTTAGTATTGACTGGTATTTCATCATAAATTGTTGAAATTGATGAACACATAGAAGAAATTGCAATATTTGATACTTCTTGTATAACATCTAAAACATAGTCTGGATAACATATTTCTAGTTTAAAGTCTACATTTCGATGATTAACCCCTATGCAATAATTTTCAAATTCATCTGAATAACCAGCAATATCTTTTTTCTTTGGTTTTATTCTTTTATTATCTTTTTTATTATTTTCTAAAACAATAAAAGGTTTATTGTGGTGATTTTTTAAATTTTTTTTATACGATGTATAAAAATTGTAAATCGATTTATCATTCTTATTATTTTTTTCTATATACTGTTTTCCTAAATCATCTATTATTTTTATCATTCCTGTCACTTCTAATAACACTGTAATAGAAAAACAAAGGCAGCAAATTAAAATAAAACCCAAAATTCCTAGACTTTGTAAAGTGGGTTCAAAATCTTTAAAAAAAGCCCCAATTAATGAAAATATAGTAAGTAAAGAAGGAACTGTGAAGCACAAAAATCTTATAATGCAAACTGACCAAAATTTTTTAGACATATTGATCTCCTTTCAAAACTACATTTTTTATTTAATATCATACTATATCCACATTCATTATGTCAAGTCTTTGATAAAATATTTAATTGGATATTTGATAAAAATCAGGCTTATATTTTTTTAAATTAAAAGAATGCCTCATTAAAATTTTTATTTGGCATTCTTTTAATTTAATTATTTCGTATTTTGTTATAATGTTTTATTGCTTCAATCACATAATTTTCTGTATTACTCTCATCTATATCTTCGGGAATAAATTTTCGAATATTTCTAAAATCAAATATTCTCTTTTTTTCTTTTTGTACATATGAACTATTAAGAAGTTTTAATATATAGTCTTTTTTTTCTTCAATTGTTTTTAATTTTTCTTCTTGTATTTGTTTTCTTATTTCTTTAAGTATTTTCTCATTTATTTTGTATTTTTGAAAAGAAGCTAAAAACACATCTTGTATTTCAGGTTCAAAAAAAGCTAATTCGTAACCCGTCGATATCGTTATAATCTTATCATCTACCATATTTTTCGCAAGATCAATGAGATTATTTAATTTTAAATACTTCCCAATCATTCTTCGTGTTAAAGCGTGCTCTTCTCCAATTTTATCTCCAGTATACTTTGGGAACTCAGTTCCCAAAGTTCTTCCTTGATGTTTTTCTGCATCCATCTTAACTTTTATTAAATATGCAAGTTGCATAGGCTTATAATCAGTTCTTTGTCTATGTATTAAATTATCATCAATACAAATGAGTTCCATTTCTTCTTGAGTAATATTATTTTTGAGAATGTATGGAACTTTAACATTTATTTCTTTAGCAATATCTACACGATTATGGCCACTCAAAATCATTAGTTTATCGTCTTTTTTTGTACATATGACAGGAGTAAATATACCATTTAATTTAATTGATTCTTTTAATCTTTCCCGATCTTCTCCATGATGTAAATCTAGCCGAAGTTTTTCATCTTCATATGGAATAAACATATTCGCAGGAGCAGTAAGAATTTCATTTTCTGATTCAAAATGTTCATTTAGTTCCCTAACAATTGATTTAGTAAGGTTATCTTCTGATGATTCTTCATTTAACATTCCAACAAAATCCGTTTCCTGTTCCATAAATTTATTTTTTCTAGCCATTTAAATCCTCCTCATAAATATCAATAATACGTCTTGCTATTTTTTTATAATCTAAAGAAGCATTGTTGAATTTTTCGTATGCTTGTAATGGCATACATAAAGTTTTTACTTCTGCCATTTTTATTGTTTTTCGTACAGTGGAAATAAAAACATCTCCTGGAAGAGCTTCAGTAATTTTTTGCAAATTGGCTAATGCTTTTTTATGTGAATTTGTAGTTTCAAAAATGGTTAATAAAACTCCAATAATATAAGCATGAGATTCTTTATTTCTAGAATCACGTAATTTTTTAAGATCTTGTTCCACAGCTATAATTCCACGGATTGAATTATCATCAGATAGAGTAGGGCATATAACATAATCAGCGGCAATATAAGTCATATTAAGTAACACATTTCTAGCTGGTGGGTTATCTATAATAATAAAATCATATTTATTTAAAAGGATTTCGCACACATCTTTTAATAAATAAATATCATCACGTTCTATGTATATTTGGTCGGCTTTAGACAATATTGGAGAAGCAGGTATTACATCATACCATTGAGTTTTATGTATTGCATCAGATATTTTGCATTCTTGTTGAAAAACTTCATGAATAGAATGTATTGATGATTTTATTCCAGAGTTTCTAGTGGAATCGCATTGTTGATCTAGATCTATAAGTAATGTTCTATATCCTTCATTTGATAGCCAAGCAGAAATCTCAATAGCTGAACTTGTTTTGGCAGTCCCACCTTTTTGAGTACATAAAGCAAATACTTTACCCATTGTATCCCTCATTTCCTATTTATAATAGTATGATTATAGCAAGGCTTTATAGAAAAAGCAATTACTTATTAATGAAATGTAAAAAACAATTTAAACTAAAAATATAGTATTTTTATAATATGAAATAAGAGATTGTTTATATATTTAATAAAACAACATATTCATTTCTTAATTAAAGTATCTAAAAATAGGGATAATTCAACATCACATTGTTATTTTAACGGTGTATTATGTAGAATGTACAATAGTAAATTGTATCTATATGCGATTAAAAGTGTATCTTATAACGTTTAATTATGTAGATATAAATTAAATCTTATAGCGGTGAAAATGTAGAAAGAAAAGATGGAAAAGTATGTTTATAAAGGGAAAAAGTGTAGAAAAATATTTTTAGGATTCTACAAATTATTACGTTAAACAATGGTCAAAGATTTTAAAAAGGATAGGTTAATAAATTTTACGTTATGATTTGTAGAAAAAATATGTAATTAACGTAGTATTATGTAGGTAAATAATAAATAGCTTTGAATATTAGACGTTTTATTTTGTAGATAATTATATATTTAACGTAATGATAAGTAGAAAAAGAATAAAAATATTATTTAACGGTGAAATTGTAGTTGACTTTAGCGGTGAAATTGTAGATAATAATATATTATAACGTTGAAATTGTAGAATGTAATAGGAGCTAAAAAAATGCCAAGTAAATATGAAGAGAAAAGTACACCATACAAAGATAATAAATATTCAAAATCAAATTATTTAATATCTGCAAAATATGCGTCAAGTCTTCTTGAAAATAAAATAACTGCAATATCATTAGCTAAAATTCAAAAAAAAGAGTATGTTGAAGATAAAAATGGTAGGATAGTATGCAATATGACAGCTAATGAATTGAGAAAATTATTAAATGCCAATGCAGGTTCTTTTTATTCACAGCTAGAGCCAGTAGCTATCAATATGACTTCTAGGACATTGGGGTTTAGTGATCCAAATAAGAATGGTGGAGTATTCGACTATATTTCAGTTGTGGATAGAGCCAGATACGAAAATGGGACATTTAGTATATTCTACAATTCGGACGTTAAAGAATATCTATCAGATTTTAAGGCAAATTTCACAGTATTGGAGTTGCCTACAATGCTTAAATTTAAAAATGTATACAGTTTTAGACTATACGAGTTATTGTCTAGTAAATCGTACTATAGAAAAGGAATTCCTAAAGAACTGAAAACGCAAGTGTTTAATATAGAATTTAATCTTTCTGAATTAAAATTGGATATGGGAGTTGTGAATGCTGAATTAGACGCTGTCCGGAAAGAGTTAAATAATAAACAAGCACCTAATTTTGACAGGGCAGTAGAAAAATCGCCTGAAAAGAAATTTAATACATGGTATGAATTTAAAAGAAGCGTATTAGATTTAGCGATAAAAGAAATAAATGAAAAAACAGATATGAAGGTTACATTTAGTCCACTAAAGGGCGGAAGAGGAGGAAAGGTATATGGTGTAGAATTTATTGTCGATTTAACGGGTAGAAATGTAGATGCTATAAAAGATGTGATATCATCAAAAGAAAAAATGACAGAAGATGATAAAATTGATTTTATCATTGATGCCAAATGTTTGTTAAAAGGTTTTTCGACAAAAGATGTAAGAACCATATGTAAAGAATCAGGATATGATTTTGAAAAAATAGAGAAAGCATATAATTTATTAATAAAACAAAATGATATTGAAAATGCAACTGGATGGATGTTGTCTTGTTTAAAATTTGGATATGAAGATCATTCTAAAAATGGTGATAAGAATAAAAAGAATAGTTTTAATAATTTTCACCAGAGAACTTATGATTATGAAGAATTAGAAAAACAACTACTAAATGGTGGTAAAAATATATAATAAAGTGAAGTTTTTAGTGCGGTATAAATGTTTCACGAAAAAATAATATAATAAAATATGAAAAAAAATAACCACGTAATACGTGGCAAAAAATAACGGAGATATCCGAAAATTTGTGTGGATGAAAATTATATTTCATTTATTTTAAAAATCATGTGAAAGGAAATGTTTCACGAAAAATGCCTAAAAGTAAAATTATTAGGGTTATACCAGATAGGATATTTTATAAGTTATGGAGGGCAGCTGAATGTGATATTAAAATCTATGAATATATAGATTCCTTTACAAGTTCTTTGTCAGATGATTATATTGATTTTCGTAAGAAGTACAAACTAGATGAATTGCAGGCTATTAAAATGTTAGAAAACATATATAAGGCATCACATTTGAGTGTAAAAGAAATTATAAATGCATCTGGGAAGAAAAAAGCTGACATAGGATATGTATTTTGCATACCAATACGAACACTTGAAGATTGGTGTTCAGGAAAGAATAAATGTCCATCTTATGTAAGACTAATGTTGATAAGAAAATTTGAATTATTAAATTTAGGTAAATATATTTATTTAGAATCTGATAATCATGCTGTTTATAATGCGTATAAGGACAGTAGAGGAGAGCGGAAGAGGACAGGAAATATAGAATTAGAATCTGAAGATGAAAAAGTGAATGATTCGATAGAGCATCGTGCGTTTGATAAAAATGACTACATGATGTCTATGAAAGAATATGAGCAGTTACATGTTCATAATAGTAATAAAGATATACAGGATATTATTGCCGCAACTGATTATTTGAGAGACTATATGAAAAAATAATAAAGAGAATATTTAAGAAGGAAACAATAAAATGGATTCTGTAAAATTGGATGAATGCGAAAATAACAAGTGCACAATAGAAGATATTTATGCATTACCAGATGGACAAAGAGCAGAATTGATTGATGGTGAATTGTATATGATGGCAACGCCAGGAACACAACATCAACGTTTAGTTGGATTTTTATATTTTGAGATCTCAAATTATATTAGAAATAAAAATGGTGATTGTGAATCATTTGTTGCCCCATTTGCAGTATTTTTGAATGCGGATGATAAAATTTATCTGGAATCAGATATTTCTGTGATATGTGATAAAGATAAACTTACAGATAAAGGTTGTAAAGGTGCGCCAGACTGGGTAATTGAAGTTGTTTCGCCGACAAGTCGTCCAATGGATTATTATAGAAAATTAATGAAATACGGTATAGCTGGAGTTCGGGAATATTGGGTGGTTGACTATGAAAAAAATCATATCATTGTTTATAATTTTGACCAAGATACCGTAGACGAGTATTCTTTTTCGGGAAAAGTAAAAGCAGGAATATATGAAGATTTGGAGATTGATTTTTCAGAAATTAGCACAAATAATATTACATTATATGCAAAATGGGATGAAAATAATGATAATCTTAATGATAACAGAATAGATTTGGGTGATATTGAGCATTTAAATGATCGAGGTATTATTGATGTCATGTATGATGAAACTGGAAATATTAGCATGATAGATGGAAAGTTTACAAATGAAAAAGTCAACTCTACATCAGATGCGGCTAAGATATTTAATCTTGCTTCTGACATATTTAACCCAAAGAATGATAATTATCAGCATGATTTTTATGTAGAAGAATCAGAAATAACATCTCAAGAAATTAATGATTCTAATATGTTAGACCATTCAAAAGAAACGTTTTATAGATACAGTCCTAAAATTGAAAATATTCCTGTATTAGGAAGTCAAATTATATTAACAACAAAAGATAATGGCGAAGCAAGCGGAATTTTTAGTACATATGATGATAGGATTCAAAATGTTAATATTTATCCATCAATAAATAGTGGTATTGCAAAAGAAAACGTGTTTAATTTATTGATTGATGATGAAATTAAAGATAGCATAAACAATGGCAATATTAATAAAGATGATTTATATAATTTGTTTGATATCACATCTGAGCTTATAATTTATGCGAATGATAAAAGAGAAAGCCCAATTTTAGCATATGAAGTTAGGATTAATGGAATAGATGATATAAATAATATTTATTATATACATGCTAATGGATCAAACGCAGGACAAGTGATAGATGTTATTTCTGAAAATCAAGATATACAAATGGATATATCTTCAGAAGACATGTTGGATCAGCAACGTACATTTAAGGCAGAATTTAATAATAATAAGTATTTTCTAATGGATAGTGGTAGAAATATACACACATATAAATCTGATAGAACAACTAGGAAAAAGTATTGGTTATTTGGTGATGATATTGTGGAATATAAAATACCTGGAACCATATTTACCGCAGATAACCAAGAGAATATTGAGAAAGCTGCGGTATCCGCTCATGCAAATATGTCAGTTGTTTATGATTATTATAAAAATGTTCTTAACCGTAATTCTTTTGACAATAATAACAAAAAAATTATTATTACATATAATTATTATACTGATAAAGAAAACGAACGAGGTGAAAATGCTTTTTGGAGTAATAGCAAAAAACAATTCATTTTTCAAAGTGCAACAGATGGGAATGAAAGTATTTATCAAAAGGCAATTGATGCTATGGGTCATGAATATACTCATGCTGTAATTAACTCTGTAGTTGGAGGGTGGCTTGACAAAGGTTTACATTATAAAGGAGAAACTGGTGCCCTAAATGAATCATATGCGGATATTATGGGTTCGTTAATTGAAAATAAAGAGGGTAATGATAGATGGTTAATTGGAGAAGATGCTAGAGCATTAAGAAATATGTCAGATCCATCTCAATTTAGACAGCCAGAACATTATGACAATTTTGATAAAAATTACAAAGATGATAATGGTGGGGTTCATCGTTATAGTGGTATTTTTAATTTTGCGGCATATAAGATGATGAGCGATAGAAGGAATAGTAATGTATCGAAAGAAACGTGGGCTAAAATATATTATAATTCATTACATCGTTTGTCAACTGACGCTAAGTTCTTAGATGCACGAGCTGCTATTCTTGCAACAGCAAAGTCGTATGGTTTTACAAACGAACAACAAGAAGCGATAAAAAAAGCATTTGATGATGTAGGAATTACAGAGCCAGAATCGATTAGAATTGTCTTAACATGGGGAGCCGAACCTAGAGATTTAGATTCACATCTTGTAGGGCCAGGAATAGGATTGTTTAGTCAAAGATTTCATATATATTTTGGCGAAAAAAATTATTATAAGAATGGCTCATATAGTGCAGATTCTAAAGATTATGCAGCAGATCTTGACTATGATGATACAACTTCTTTTGGGCCTGAAATAACTACAATACATTCATTGACTCCAGGGGATTATTATTTTTACGTACATGACTATACAAATGGATCTAGTACGGATTCTAAAGAGATGGCAAATTCTAATGCTCAAGTAAAAATTTATTACAATGACAGTCATAATCTTCAGCAGACTTTTAATGTTGATAAAAATAGTTCGGGTACATATTGGAATGTTTTTAAATTAACAATTGATAACGATAAAAATATTTCAGTTTCAGAAATAAATACATATTCTTCTAATGCAAGTTATGATTAAGTAGAAGTAAACAGTAGATAGTGGATACCTATACAAAAATGGAGCAATCCTGTATGATAATAACAGATTTGCTCCATCCTTTATTTTACTTCATATTTATTAGATTTCCGGCAATGCTCCGGCAGGTTCGGAGACCATGGGAGCAGGTCACTGTGATTTCAATTAGTTTGATGAAAATGATTAACTATAGAAAAAATAAATCAAATTATATTCTAAAGGTTAACTATTCGCAAAAGGATAGTTTTGCGAATAGTGGTGAATTATTTATATACTTTATTAATTTTTATGTCGTTTAAGTAATGGTATATGGTGCATTTTTCGCCAGTTGTTAATAAAATTTAAAGGTCTATAATTATTTGCTATTATTCTATCAAATTTCCTTTGTTATTTTTTATTAATCTTTAGAGATATGGATTTTTCTTGTAATATTGATTTATCAATCAATATTTTATCATCAGAATTATTATCGTCTATTTCTAAATTCATATTTGTAACTTCACCAATTTGTTGATAATCACCATTTCCCATTTTCCAGAAAAGTTTCGTTTTATTATCATTGTTTGTAGGCAATTTAATTCTCCTTAATTACATTTGTGTTCTTTCTCATTTTCTAATTGTATTTTCACGTTTGTTTCTTTCTCTTTTTTGTCACAGGATATTCGTTGACCATAAATATAATCACGATCTTTTATTTTGCAGTGTATAATTATTTTTGCTCGATTAGTTTCATTTAAAATACTGTAAATGCAATTTTCGCATTCACTTGTTAATATCATCTTATCTTTCATGTTATATACTATTATTTTATACTTTCTTTATTTTACATTTTCTTAGTTGTCTTTCAATACTTTTATTAATTATTTGTAGTATGTCATCAAAATTACCATATTCGTGATTGTAAAAGGGAATATAATAATTTCCTTTTAGATCATAAACGTCTATAAAAATAGAACCGTCTGTTGTATCAACAGTAATTTCGCCTTCTATAGAAGCATGTGAATTGTATTTAACAGCAGGGAACCGTATAGAATAACAACTTCTGTCGGCGTTACCAAATTCTTTATTGTAATGGAATCCTAAGCATTTTAAGTTTTTAGTAGAAAAGTCTTTTATTACATATGTATTATTTAAAATATTCTTCAATATAGATGATCCTTTCTTGTACAGAAATATATTCTTAGTAATGTTATATCTTATGTTATTTGTCAATAAGATTTATGATTTCATCAATAATAAGTAAAGTATGAAGTGCACTTTGAGTTGTAATATTAACAAAATCTTTTATAGAAAATTCATATTCTTCTTTTTCTATTTTAGAATCATTGTTTGCCAATTTTGTATTTCTATGTTTTTTATTCATTATTAATCTCCGTAAATTAGCAATCTCAATTATATAAAAGTATTTATACAATAGAGATTACTAGAAAGTATTTTTAATTAATCAGTACTGCCAAATCCACCAGTTCTTTTCGTGGTGCAATTGTCGTCTGCTGTAATATAATAATTTTGAATTATTCCTTGGCAAAATGCTTTTCCTTGATCAAGAGTTAATTCATAGTAGCCATCGTTTACCATTTTGACAAGAATGTGTCCTTCTTTTTCAGATGTGGAATAATCAGCATCAATAATGCCAGTTGAATTTGCTATTACAAATCTGTATTTAGTACCAAGACCACTACGGGGATATAACTTTAACATTTTATCAGCTGGCATATTTATACATTTAATACCTGTTGGTATTACCATTTCACTATCTACACAAAAAATAACATCCATAGGTATAAAGAAATCATATCCTGCAGACTTTTTGGTACTACGTTGCGGAAGTTTTATTTTTTTATATATATTTTCAATATACTCAATATTTTTTTCATCTTCTGGGAAAGAGTTAATCCAGTCTTTTTTAAATTGATCGAAAGATACTTTTTCGAATTTTGCACTTGTTCTGTTACTTTGATTAATAATATTTATATCCAAATTCTTTTCCATAATGTTTAATTCCTTTCTATATACATTTATAAACTCAGTATAAAATACTGATTGTCCTATTATTTAACTTCAACAATCCTTTTGTATTCTTCTCTCTTTTTGATTTCAGAAAAGAACAATTTTCTTGCCCGACTTTCATCAATGCATTAATATCCGACCTTGTATTCTTTTTCATCAGATTTTGTATAATAAACATCAAATAATTTCTCCATATTTCCTCTCTTCCCTCTCTCCTAACCACTTCTTTTTAATTGGCAGGGTTAGCATTTTGGGTGAACTCCTTGTCTTTATTTGTGAAATTCACTTGCTAATATTTCAAATTCAACAGCATCATGCAGTTTTCCGTCTGTAAGCTTAGAAACCTGTCTTAAATACGCACACTCTCTTCCGCCATGCTTTTTTATGAAGTTTCTGTACCCCCTAACCGCTGGATTGTCTGCAAAAGCGAACCAACCCACTCTATTCATGTGGTATTTTTCAAAAAGGTTGCATACTGCCCTATAACAATCTTTTGCAAACTCAACATTTCCAATGTCATAGCTTATAATGCCAAAGTTTTCTGCATTTAAAGAGCACCAATCAACCTTATAAGAAATATAACCAATTACATTATCATCTTTATCTACTGATACAAACTGATGTTTTTCACAATTATTGTCTGCAAACTGTATATCATAAGCACCCGTTCCGCTGTGATAATACATATATCTTTGCTCATACCACGTTTCATAGTTCTTTTTGTTTAATTCTTCTTTATATAACTGTGCTGGTTTTAGCATTTTAAACATCTCCTATCTTTTCATCTAACCAATCCACAAACTCGCTTTCATACTCTAAGACATCTTGCGGAATTATCATACTCTCTTTGCCACAACTCGCCTCCGCAATCCCACTCGTTATACAGATGCACTTTTCTTTCCTGCGGATTGACTGTTATCCAAAGCACTTCAATTTCGTTGTGGCTTATGGATTTTACATAACCGCTCATTCCGTTTATCCCATTACTTTTTCGTATTTGAAACCTAATTTAATCAGAAATGCGTATTGTAAGTCTAAATTCAAATCATCTTTAAATATCCCCATTCAATCGCCCCTCCCTAATCGCAAAGAGAATTTTCTATACCGTGTTCATCTAGCCACTGTTTGTTGTATCTGTTCAGATATAATTCATAATTCCACATAGCTTTCTTTTGCTCTTCTGTTGCGTCCCCTCCAACTGTAACAAGAAGATATTCGCCTTCTTCCACTTCTCCGTCTTCACAAAGCCCATCCCAATCTATTTCATCTTTTATTGCGTCAGGATTGGTTTTATCTGTCAAATCCTGCTGTTCTGCTTCAATTCCTAATGGGCATGAAAAACAATGGCAGCACCCACATTTCTTCTTTCCTTTATAGCCAACATCTTCAACTTCATCTTGTTTTGGATGTTTACAGTTATATCCACCATTTATATACCCTTCTCCAAAAGTATAAAAATATGGACATACTAAAGAAAATTCGTCAAATACAACTGCTTTTAACATTCCCTCAACCTCCTATAAAATCAAATAAATTCATCTAAAATCTCCGTCCTCCAATCTTGAAATTTTATTTTTCTTTACATAAACTCTGCATTGCATATTCACAATAGCGGATATGTGCCTTGTTTAACTCAATCTGCTTTTCGTGTCCGACTTTCACCCCGTTAAACATGGGATTGTGTTTTAGTTTCATTCTTTCTTCTGCCAGTTTGATCTCCATTTCAAACCAGTGTTGTATTTCTTGCTTTGTGCTCTCTGCCTTTTCAATGATTTTCAAAACATCATTTATTCTTATATACCTAACTCCCCAACCGTTTTCGATTAAATCAAATTCGACATCATTCGGAGAAACAGCCTTGTTACACTTTTCAAAAACTTCTTTTAATGCTTCATTCATCTTTTCCACCTCACTTCCTCGTCCTCGTCAATTTCTCCTTTCTGGCGGTCACGCATGGCAACCGCCTTTTGCATTTGGAGGTATCTCATGGCTTACAATAAATTTACGTGATGTGTGATATATTTTCCTCAAGACCAAAAAGGAGATACCCACATGAAAGTTTCTTTTATCCTTGCGGAATGGTGTTTCAACTGAATTTATTTGTTGTCTTTTTCTTCCTTAATATATTTTTTCAAATTCTCAATTTCCGCTTTCTTATCCGCAACTTTTTCTTCTTCCCATTTCAATTCAAGTTCTTTTCTCTTTAAGAGAATTTCGCAAGCCTTTGACGGGTTATTTTCAAGCAATTTACATTCATTAAAATCATAGCCACTCACATGACCTATATCCTCTTTGCTAAAACGCTTGCCTTTGCAAACATAGGACTTCGGCTTTTCCTCTACCTCAAATTCTTCCATAGTAAGTTTTGGGTTATGCCCCCAATTTGACGTTTGAAATACATATAGTTTCATTCCCTCCATCTCCTTTCCCTAAAACGGTAACTCGTTCTTAAACCTGTATTTTTTCCATACATGAATAAAATCAGCGTTTCTATTATTTAAGAAATCAGCAATTTCCTGGGGAGTTGGTTCGTGGTCTAGTTCAATAAAATTTTTTTCGTGAAAACCAATAGATGACGGTTTTTTCTGCAATGCCTGCATTTCCCAATACTCCTCAAGTACCTTGTTTTCCTCATGTTTTACGGTCACATTATGTAACATTGATTTTCCCTCACTTTCTAAATAAATGATGTAATTTACACAATGCCTTAATTTTAGTAGAAAAATTTTATATGATTATGTAGATAGTGTAACTAAAATACTTATTACTCTTTAATATATAATCCACAATAACATTCCCCATTTTCTTGTTCTCTAAATTCTTTACACATACATTTTGTATCATCTGTCTTTTCAATCTTACATGGGCAGTAATTACTATTCTCTTTCAATTTTTTTCTGATTTCTTGTATTAATTCCTTATCTTCAGATAATCTAATCAACATATTATACCTTTCATATTATTTATAAAAGAAAATTTCCTCGTTATTATTTAAATCAAACATTTTCTGATTCGTTGTTTTGCAATTTAAACCACCAAATTTTTCAATATATCTTCCAATTTTAATATAATCTAAATTTTTGATAATTTCATTACTAATAGAGTTAATATCATCATTCCCTGTGTACAAACAGGTTTTTAATTTTTTTTTCTTAGCTTTTTGCAAACAATATAACAATTCATCTTGATTTTGATCGCCACCCATAAAACATACACACGATATTAGATTATTGTATTTATTTAATAGGTTATCTATATCGTCTATTAGGTAATCTCCAATATAATCCCACAAATACATACTGTGACAACCCTTACATTTGTAAGGGCAATCACTAATATTTATTGCCAAAGATATTTCATTGGGCACCTCTTGCATTACGATTGTGTAACCACTATATTTTAATTTTTTCATACTTTTTCGTAGTGTCTCTTTTTTGCTTCTTTTTGTCTTGCTTCCGAGAATTTAGAAACTCTTTTTAAATATCCTATTATTCTAGTGATATAATCAATATCATTGCTTCCGCAAACTTCACATTTCTTCAGCATATGTTTACTGATATGTCCGCAAGAGTTACAAATTGTGTTAGGAATATTAAATGTGAAATATGAACATCCTGTTTTTACTGCATCTATTAGTAATTTTTTATATTGCTCTTTTGATAAATGTTCACTGAGGTTCGCATGTAAAGCAGAGCCGCCATCTAAATATTTTGTCAAACGCTTACCATGTAAAATAAATTTATCAATAATATTACATGTATCATCTTCTACCCTATAAAAATAGCTGTTATAACAATCCCGAGGAGAAAATAAACCATCCTCTTTATCCCATTTCGCATTTTTAACGCCAAGATTTTCAGCAGGGATAAATTCTGTGTTAAACATCAATTCTTTTGTTTTTGCTTTTTTATTTTCATCGAAAATTGGTTTTAGAATTTTTTCTCCGTATTCAAAATATTTATCGTTTGGAGAAATATCAATACCTAAAAATTCAGCACCCTCTACAAAACCGTTTATTCCGATCGTAAGATATTCTTTTTCTAAAGAAATGTAACCAGCTTCAAAAACAGGCAACATTTTCGCATTGAAACTATCTTTTAGTGTTTCATTAAATGCAATCAAATACTTATGGATTTTTTTAACTTGTTCTCTTACTGCTTCTGTAACATCCTTATTTGTTTTGGCGGCATTTTGTACAAGTCTATTGACATTAATTGTGATTACACCTTTAGATCCAGTCGATACTCCACCTGCACCTAAAGTATAAGAGAATGTGTTATTTGTAATACCATTGCGAAGTCGACAACAAGAAGCAAGAGAATCCACGCTGTCACTTGTATATGTAAAGAAAGAATGACCTTTTGCATACATCTCGCAGGTAAAATCATAATATTCTTCATCACAATACGTTTCTCCATTATTAAGCAGATTCATTGTTTCAACTGGAAATGTTAGAATTTTTTTCAACCTTTCATTGTTAAACCAATTCATAAATCTTTTCTGTAACCAACTAACACTTTCCCATGTTGGTTCTGTACCATCAGGGAATACAAAATCGTCAAATATTCCTTGAAAATAGTATTTATCAAAATATGCAATGTTCCAAAAAACACTCTGAAAATTTCTTGCGGCTGCTGGTTGATTTAGTGAATATACCACCTGTTCAAAACTATCAGTAATAACCTTATCTATACTTCTATGTTTATTAGACAAATCTACAACATCCTGTGAGTGCAAATAATATTTATCTCCATATTCTTTACGAATAAAATAATCTAAATAAGTAAGATATTCTGGTGTTGAAACCGCTCCAGCAAATTGAGACGCTATTGCAAATACTAAATTGATAAAAGCTCCATTAAATGCTTGCAAATTTGTTGGTGCATCAGAAATCCCTCCGATGTTTTTTAAACCTTCAAAAAGAAATGGATACATAGTGATACTTACACAATATGGTAAAAGTGGGTTTGTTTCATCATTTCTGTAAATTTCATGATGTTCTAATTGCCTAATGTATTCATCAGCTATATCTTCTCCATACAATTCAGTCAATTTGTCGATCATTCTTAATCTGTTGATGCCTATAAATTTACCTTTGGGTATTTCACCTGTTTCAGTAGTAACATTTTTATTTTCAACATTTGCGTTTGCATCTCTCACGCTTCCCGACGCAGCGTTAGATGCCTTTTGATACTGATTTATAAAATTAATATCATTACGATATTTTTCATATTGTTTTGTTCTTTTTGTCATTGATTATCCTTTCAACATTGTTTTATAAAGATTCTACATAATTAAAAGCGGTTTTAAAATCCATATTTACACCATCTATTTCAAGAATTGGAGCTGACAAATATCCTTTTTTTTTCATAATTTCAATATCATTTACTTCTTCATATGATATATTTTTCTGTTTTAACTTTTTCTCTAATACATTACATTTTGGGCAATGTGTTGAATATAAAATTACTGCCAATAACTATATCCTCCTTAACTCATTATCAAACAAACTGTAAAAATATTTTTTGTGTAATAAAACCTAGTCTGTGAGCATGGAATCCTATCAATCTCATCACGCCCATATAACTTTTCTAAGCCTTCAAACAGGTGTTTTTTGTGATACTCAGTAAATAATACTCTGCTGAATCATTGCCTACTGTACGAGCCATAGACAAAGCCATACGCGTATATTTCCCAGACTGTATCAGCTTTTCAAGCTCTTCAACCCTTTTATATGTCAATCCGTAATATGACAGTGAATGCTGGGGCTGAATTGTTTTGCGACTTCTGGGGTGTATCAAAAAGTGCTTGACTGCTTAAAGCCTTTTGTATCCCTCGCAGGATTCTCTTTTCCCTGTACAGTTCTTTCGGTTACATTATGTATTTAAGCATGTGCGACATAGGCATTTATTGCATTTTCTGCGCATGGTATCACCAACCTTATTATCATTTATTTTTCAGTTTTTCTTTATACTGATCCAGCACTTCCATTGCATCCCGAATCCCTTTGTTATATATATTTGCTTTCTGTTCTTCTGCACTTCCCTTAATTCCTTTAATGCTGCGATCAAGAAATTTCATTTTCATGAAAAGCTTGTTTCGTATTTCTATGTATAAATCTTCCATAAATTTATTCACCTAATTACTTTTTTTACACTGATTATTAATCGACTTAAGATATGCAAGAGCAATTTCCTTCCCTAATCTATATATTTTCTATTGCCACACTTCAAACAAATATAAGCATGTCTTTTCTTGCATTTATTGTCATATACAGTCCTTACTCCATCAATATATTTATGTGCACATAACCATTTTTCCCAAAATGGTTTTATCTCTATCTCTGTAGCATTTATCAATGTTCACTTCCTTCTCACATATTAAATAAAGCACATCCCAAAATAATAAATCCAATACCTACAATTGCTTTCCAGTCAATCTCAACTTTCCAAAAACCATCACATAAATTAATCTTCAAATAATTTCACCTACTTTCTCACCCAATAAAACAGGCATTTCTTTCCCACCAAAATCCCACCGAAAATTATGTATATCACCTTACTATGAAGCCATAATAACCATATACTAATTCGCAGCACATTCCTTTTATCAAAATACACGCTTTACATTTCGAACATTTGTTTGTATAATATTTTCATACCACACAAGTAAGGAGTAACCATTATGTCATCTACAAATTATGAACCTGTTTCTATCATTGCATCATTTGATACAGAAGGACATATTCGTCCACTATATATTAGAGTTAATTCAGAATCACTCAAGGTTCATTCTTGTCGGTTAAAGCCATCCTTCCGTGGAACAATCGAATTTCAATGTAAAGTAATTGATAATGATTGCTTAAAAGATGTAAATATCATATATAGACAATCAGATAATATATGGTCGTTAGTAAAAGATTATATTACATGATCAACTATACTTCTGTGTATCTCCAAAACATTCTCTTTACATCTTCGTTACAAAACGCGTCATCAACTGTGCATCTGTTCCTGTTACAATATTCATCAACATATTTTTTAAAATTATAGTTATACTGATATTCATTTTTCATCAAATTTGTCATGTTACTCACCTCTTCAAATTCCCATTTCCACCATGTCGCAAATTTAATGTCCAATATGGTACAGAATCATCAATATTTGCACGAGTGACAACTCTTTGTGTATTACTAATTACATATTCTTCATCACCAAGCGTAGCTGTTATAAAACCGTCTGGCTTGTTTAACAGTTCTTTGGCTAACGCATGGCTTGTACTGATTATTTCTAAAATTTCTAATATCTTCTTTCGTTTTAATTGTATCTATCTACATAATATCTATAAATGTAATCTATTGCTCTTTTCATAGAATCTTTACCAATCTCGAATCTATCAATCTGTTCTCTTTTCCACAGATGAATATTTTTATATTCGTCCTCACTTAACACTTGACTTTCTTTTTCTAAAAACCCAATAACAGGCTTACCACTGATAAACGCATATAAAATCTCATCGCTGGTTCCTAATGAACTATGTAGATCTTTCAAGTTAACAAGAACAATATCTGCTTCTCTGACCATTCTAAGATCGAATCGCATAACTTCAGCACCAGATTTATAATAATTCTTGCCTATCTCATAAAAATCTGTTGGTGATATAAGTGTTATATCTTCATAAAGTTGCTTTACATATTTCTTTGCATCTTCTCTCCATTTTTTAGGATAGTCGTGCTGATCCGTATTAAAATAACAACTCATGGCACCTGCGAGGTAAATTATTCTATTCATTATCTATAACCTCCTGAACAAAATCTTTTGCTTTACTATTCAATTCTTCTTTTGTACCACTGTTGTCAATAACAAAGTCATAGTTATAATTAAATACATTTTCATCTGCCATATTAGAAGTAATATGTTTTACTGAATTTCTAATGATCAATACTGTTTTTGCGCCAAACTCCTTTACTGCTCTGGTAATTTCTTCTGGTTCTCTAATATGTAAGAATAAGAATTTACTTTCTTCATCTTTTATAAATTCAGTTACTTTATTTTTCATACTTTCAAATGGCATATCACAATATTCACTTGTTAGAATTTTTAAATCTGATAAGAATTTTCTATCTTTTTCTAATTTTTCACCTTCCCACCCTATTTCTCTAGCAATCTCCTTTACTCTATCTACTGAAGAAAAATTGATTACTGTATGAAATTTTTTAAGCATATCATTTAATTCTGTAGAAACTAATTCTACAAATGTGTCTTTGCCAACTCCTCCAGAACCATTAATAATAAAAATTCGCTTGTCCAAAAATATAGTTCTACCTCCTATGAAATAATCTTTTCAAAGCCGTGATGTGTAGCCAGTTCATTTTCAATTGTGGACTTCCCTGATCCAGAAGCCCCAAGCAAAACAATAATCATATGTATGCTTATTCCTCCACTTCAAATATAAATATCTTTACCATATATTTTTTCAAATCCATTTCGCCTAGCAAGCACAGCTTCTTCTAATGTATCATGATATCCCAACCATATTTGTTTACCATTTTTCTTTAAATAGGCTCTATATTTATTTCTTCTTTTATCTAAAGAAACTCCTTTATAGCCAGTAGTTGAATTTGATTGTAAATCTCTATTTAAGCTGTTTATGCTTTTATCTGCAAATCTTAGATTATTCCTTGTACAATTCAATTTATTTCTATCTATGTGATCTATTAGAATTGTATCGTCTGTATTAGTAATAAATTTGTGTAGCAATACTGCCCTTTTATTAAAATATCCACGAGCATATCCATACTCACTTTTCTTCCAGTACATTTCTTTACATTTCTCATAGTCAATCTTAGAAATATGAGCATAGTCTTCAATTTCATTACTATTTGGAAAATACAATTCTATTAGATATTCGTTTTCAAGTTCAATATATTTATTCTTTCTTCTACTAATTAAATAATCACTCCTCTACTTCAATGTCATCAAAAATAATAGGTAATTTTGTCTTTAATTCTTTCAATAACGGTCTTGTAATCTCTTGCATGGATGGATGTGCTGCCTTTGCGGTTCTCAGTTTAAAAAACGCACGCCACTCTCTGTAATTAGCAGTAATTGTGATTTCGGTTTTAGTACTGTTAGGCAATACAGAGCGTGCTTCCTGTGGAGTCCAACCATTCTCAATTAGTTTTAAATAATCCATTTCTGCTCTTGCCATATGCCAAAACCATATATTTGTTGCTTGATCCTGTGGTACACATCTGTCGGATTCACCATATAGTCCTTCCCAATAAATTTTATATGTACCATTGATATTTTCTTCACACCAGCCAGGCTTAATGAATGTGATGCCATTATCAAACTTATCCTTTGAATAGTTACAGTACCTTGTACTTTCCTGTGCAAAAGATGCAATTCTGTGTCTTACCAACTCATGTGATACACCACGATCCACAGTAAATTTAACCGATAGTGAAGAATGCTCAATCATCGCCTCATGTCCTCTACCAATCAACATTTTTACAAACTTCTTAGCACTCTCTCCATCCTCGGTAATCTTATCCTCCGATTTGTAACAGACACGTCCAATCTTCTCAATGTGCTGTAATTCCTTGATTCCTCCATAAGAAATCTCTGTTAAAATTTCATAACTAGGTTCAATAATTCTCATTCTTTTTCTTCTCCTTTTTTCTTTTAATATTTTGTTTTAAACTTCAAATTTTTTCATGTCTTCAATAAACGATGAAATAACACATTTATCACTTGTATCTTTCTAAAATTTCTTCAAATAACCTTGTTTCATTTTCATCATTTGTAATAATTTCTACTCTAATATCCTTAGTAAAATTTAATGTAGTAAGAGACAATAAAGATTTTGCATCCAAAATGACATTGCCTTCTCCAATGTTAATATCAGAATTTTTTAATGTGTTCATGTTCCTACAAAACCCATCTATATCACTTACTTTTAACCTTACATATCTAACCATCAATATTTCTCCTTATAGACTATAAAAATTATGTGCCTCATCTGAAAAAACATAATTATATTTTAAAGTATTATTACTATCAAAAAATAAACATCCTTGACCAGTATTCTCAACAGTAAAAGCATATTCACAAGCCAATATAGTATCTTCTGATACTACAACTTCTTTATATCTTCCATCTTCAATTGGTTGGAATTGATCTTCTACTAAAACAGCAAACATGTTTCCAGAATATTTATCACTCATTAAACGATTAAAAATAATTGATGCTACATTTACCTTTGCTTCAAATGAATATTCGTCTCCAACTTCTGCTTGCACTACTCTAAAAAGTAAATCAAGTTCTTCAGCTGTATAGTAGTCATAAATTGTCTCTGGAGAATCCAGAACACTCGAATAGCAATTAATGAGTTTCTTATATGCAATAAACCATTCTTTCTTGTCTTTAATTAATTCTATTATATTTAACTCCGAATTCATTTTTTCTATTTCAGAGTCTATATAATTATTTAATTTACGTTGTATATCTAATTTGGGATTTTCAACAACAACAGCTTTTTTATTTGGAATATTTTTAGTAACATTTAAAACTACTGTATTTATAAGTAAATTATTTTGTTCCAAATTTGAAATAAAAGGTGTAATTAAACAAACCATCATTACTGACAGCAATAAAATTGCAATTATTCTCTTTTTCATATATCTCCTTGGAATTTAAAATTTGAATATTTGATATGTTTATGAGCTACAATATATTACTTCTACATTTAAGATGTGATCATCTGAACAAATTGATTTTCGCTTATAATCGGTATTCCCAAATCTTTCGCCTTTTTATTTTTACCTGATGTACTTGTAACATCATTATTGATAAGATAATTTGTTTTTGAGCTAACTGATCCTGATACTTTACCTCCCAACTGTTCAATAATATTTACAAGTTCGTCACGGTTTTTATAATGATTTAAGCTACCAGTAATTACGAAAGTTTTGTTTGATAAGTCTGCATTATTACTACTCTCACTCTTCGTTTCAAAGATAAATTCATCAGCCAATGTAGATATCTTCATGTGATTTTCTCGCAAATAATCATGTAACGACTGGTTCATATTATCTCCAAATCCATCAATTTGGCTATAATGAGTTACTATGCCATCAGTCCTAAACTTTTCATAATCATAGTTAAAAAATTTTGCAATTTCTTTACTTGCCGTTCTTCCAATTAAAGGAATACACAGTCCATAAATGAATCTATCCAATGTAGTATTTCTACTTTTCTCAATACTCTCCAACAATTTATTTATAGATTTCTTACCAAAACCATCAAGTTTATACATCTCTTCTTTATGATCTGATAAATAATAAATGTCTCTGAATGTGTTTAACCATCCTAAATCAATAAATTTCTGTAATGTCTGCTCAGATAATCCATCAATATTGATTGCATTCTTACTTACAAAATGAACAAGTTTTCCCAACAGTTTCGCTTTACAATCTAAATTTGTACAATGTAATGTCTTACTTCCATTTTCATTATGTATTTCTACGTCTCCTCCACAGCACGTACATTTATCTGGCAACTTCCATGCATTACTCCTCGTAAGATTACTGTGTACTTTTGGAATTACCATATTTGCACGATATACTTGAATAGTATCACCAATGCCCAACTGTAAATCTTCAATATAAGAAACATTATGTAATGTGGCTCTGGTTGTAATGGCTCCATCTAAATCTACAGGTTCAAACACTGCAACAGGATTTATCAATCCAGTCTTTGAAGTATTCCATTCAATATCTTTTAATGTAGTTTCATACAGCTCATCTTCCCACTTTAATGCCATTCTACAGCATTCATGATGTGAAGTTGATCCTAAAGATTCGGATAATTTACGACTGTCTAACTCGAAAATAATTCCGTCTGTTGGATATTGATAAAACTCTGGCTGCAATGCATTACTTACTTGATCAACTGTACTATTTAATTTTGTTATCGGAACAATTTCAAACCCCATATTATGTACATCAATTAGCGTTTCAGATTTACTATCTTCTTTCATATCTGTCACACACTCAAATACTACGAAAGACAAATTTCTATCTTTAATGATATTTAAATCAAGATTTCGTAATGTCCCCGCTGCCAGATTTCGTGGATGTGAAAATGGAATATCTAAATCTTTATTGATTCTTTTAAATTCATCCCACGAGATCACACATTCGCCACGCAGTTCTAAATTATTTTTATACGGAATACTCATAGGAAGGTTTTTAATAAATCTGCATTGTTCCGTTACATCTTCCCCTTCTATACCATTCCCTCTTGTAATGCCTTGTGTAAACTCGCCATTTTTGTATCTAACCACAACTGTTAATCCATCAAGTTTGTATGAACCGTAGAATCTATTATTAGTAACAAACTTTTCAATTTCTTTTGTATCTTTTGTTTTATTGGCACTTAACATTGGTTTTGTATGCTTTACTTTTGTAAAACCATCTAATATATATCCTTGTACTTTTATTGTTGGTGAACTAGCCAATATGTAATTAGTTTCTCTTTCTAATACTGATAATTCATCGTATAAATCATCATATTCTTTATCTGTCATTAATGGACTATCCAATCCATAATAGGCATATGATGCTTTTTGCAGTATCCCCACTAACTCTTTAATTCTTCCTATTTTATTCAATCGCATTCCTCCTATAACTTTGCTACAAATTCTTTAAATTCTTGTAATTCATCTTTATCAATCAAAATATCAAAGTAACAATATTCTTTACCTACAATGATATACCAAATACGTTTAATCTTTTCTTTTAATGATATCTTCCCTTTATTTTGCATAAAGTAAAAATTATCACTCACAATCTGCAAAGACAGATCATTATCTTCATTATCCGCTTTTAGAACGATACCATTTCCACATCCACATTTGCAAAATGTTACATATTCATTTTTCTTCATTTATATAATTCTCCTTCTCTTGAAACACACATTTTAACAACATTAAATACTAAATAAACTTTTAAGAGTCACAAGTCTATTCCATGCTTTCCAACCAGATTTAAAATGTATATCTTCTTTATTTGTGTTCTTAATGACATTATCTATTGTGAGTTCTATCATTCTCATATAATTTTCAAAATTGCAACTATTCATATATTCTTCAATTTCAGATGAATAATTACCATCTTCCTTTATATCATTGATTACTTCTTCTCTAATTTGCTCTTTTAGTTTATCCATAGTTTCATCATCTAAGATAACTTGACCTTTTAATTCCATAACATTTTCCTTTCTTTAATCAATGAAATTGCGATTTTATATAATCACAAAATTTCCGCAACAAGTCCATAAATATTATTTTTACCAATTGTACCATTTACATGACCATGATTATTAGAAATCTGATAACTTACACCATTTTTAATTGCAGAGATTTTATGTAAATAATACTTTCCTTTTACTTTACATAATACAATGTCATTCTTTTTTAAATCTGTATCTTCTGTAACAGGTTTGCAAATTACAGGTTGCCCCGATTTCAATATAGGAGTCATAGATTGTCCAAATCCTACCACTTTACACACTTCTCCATTTTTTAGATGTTGTGCTGTAATTGCATTCTCTTTACCTTCATATTCATAATTCAACTATGTTCCACCTCATTTCTATAATGAAAGACTTGTTTTATTGCTTCTTATTTGTTTTAAGCAATCTGTTTAAATACCATTTCTGAAATTTTGTGAATTTGATATTGTACATTTTTTCAAAAAGTTCAATACCATCTCTATCTAACATCCTTTTATATGCGCATATTTTACTTTCTTAGTTAGCATTTTTATTATTCTCAAAATCATTCCTCATAATTATGCCATCCTGACGAATAATTTTTATTCTTGCATTTGGACAACTCAAACAGTCATCTACATAGCACAAACCAAAAGGATCATATTTCGCACATTCCGATCTATTACATACTTTAATGATAAGTTTATATTCTGTGATTGCTCTATTGTCCATAATTATTGCACCTCATTTCTACCTTTGAAAGCGTGGATTCATTATCTCATATATTTCTTCAAAATCACTATCTTCTGCCTAATCTCAGTTTCATGTTGTTTAATCTCTTCCACGTCATTATCAGTTGTAAAATTAGCCCATCCACACAAATCACTTTCTATATCTTTAATAAGTTCTTTCTCCAAATCCACTATCTTCATCTCAGAAAAATCATGTAATATTGGTTTTTCTTTTTCTTCAATAATAAATAAAGAATAAGGAGTTATTACTAATGTAAATTCTGTGCCTTCTTCATCAAACCAAATCACTCCACAGCCTTTATTATGATAGTCTATAAAAGCTGTAAGTATATCTATTGGAACATCTGTCAAATAACTTGGTGTGCCCTCAAATGTCCCTAATTTGAAATTACACCAACCATGTTTAGGATTTGAGATCATATAATTCCTCCTCAAATATCTCTTCTACTTTATGAGCAAATTCAGCACTAATATTTTCAGATACAATTCTGAGAATATCTGATAAGTCTTTGACTTGCTCCCAGTTCCCATTTACCATTATCATAGATATTATCTTCTCCTTCTACTCGGCACATAAGTTAACCATTAATTTTATCGCATAGCTTAGATTTTCTTCATCAACTCCGTAATCCTCATCATATAATGGCGATAAATCCAATGCTCCTGCCAACACGTTCATTGTTTCCTCACTAATTTCTATATTAGCTTTCATAAACTCCTCCATTTTTAACCTTAAAACGAGCGTTCTATTGTCTTACTCAATGATTTCATACTGTTCATTTAGATAGCTTTCAGTACAAGCAGAAATAATTCCATCTGATTGCCTAATAATGTAATAACCAACTTTTATATCCAACACGAAACCATTTGGATGAGAAATAAATAATGTTGAAGGTGGTTCATTTTCATTCTGTGAATCATAATATAATATTCCATTTTTTAATGCCTCTACCGCTCATTCAGGAACATAATACTCTCCATTACTATTCATAAAATCTCCATCATACTGAAATGCTTCGATTTCTTTTAATTTTCTTCTATACTTTGCCATTTAATTTCTCCTCCTGAAATTTATCTAACATTTCATCATAATAAGCAATCTTTTCTTTGATATAATCAATCACCATATCCTCAAACGGCTCCATAGCATCTCCTATTGACTTGGCAAATTCTTCATCATGTTCTACATTCAATAAGTCCGACACATAAATGTAATTCTCCGAGTCTTCTTTGTCTTGAATGAATTTGAGAATTATTTCATCATAGAATTGAGTAAAATGCAGTTCGTAGACATCATCATTTAACAACTAGTATCTATTTTCATATTCTCTGATCTTATCAATCATTATAATCTCCGTTTATAATCTGTAAAATTTGTCTTACCAGTTCTGTCATTCGTTCCGAATCACCACTAAACATTTCTCCAGTAGTTTTAATTTAATATTCCCATCGATCTTTTGACACAACCTCTACAGGAACATTATTATAAACCACTGTACCTGATGGTACACTCCACTCTGGTTCACACCATGTTTCTTCATGCTTATATTCTTTTGTAAGAATTTTTAGTAACTTTTGACATCCCTTATCATAACTTTTTGAATTGTGCCTGTCTGGATAATATGTATGTGGATAGTCAACTCCCTCTATCTTCATAGGCTTAAATTTGTTGACAACTAAAAGAACACCATCTGTAATTCTATAAATGTCTTGATAATCCGTTTTCGCCAAGATCTCCAAATTTATAATTCCCCCTTAGTTTACCGATTTATTAACTGATCTAAAACATATTCTCTCAATCTTTCATTTTCTTTAATAAGAGAACGAATGTATTCTTGCTGCGCTGCAATAAATTCTCTACATTCTTCTATTGTTCCTTGTGTAATTGTCTTCACCATATTTTTTTCATAAAAATCGTCTTTTAAATCGACCATAAATAATACCTCCATGATTTTTACTTAAGCTTTTACTCATCCCTCTTAAAACCTATCTTCTATTGGGTTTTTATAAACCCATTTACCATAAATCACGTTGCTTTCGCAACATTTATAATGGTAGGCGTTAGATCCACCTCTATCCCATATCCTGTATAGGAATCTGGGAATACCTTGCTCATAATTTGCAGACTTCCATTGACATCCGCATTAATTAACATATCTTTTGCCTGAAATAATCCTCTTTGAATACGTCTCTCTTTGTTATAATTCTCTTTTGTTGGCAGTTCGTCATCCAAATAACTTGTTCCTGATGTGTATGCCTCATTTACTTCTACATATTTAATTCCTATATTTTCGCATTTATATTTCAGTTGTCCTAATAACATCTCATAAGGAATAAATACGAAATTTTGCATACCTTTCTTTTTCTGTTTCCAAGTATCATTCTTGCCAATTACTAAAGTGTCAATGTTGTTTTCTTTGCACCACTTCACAACAAAAGCTGATGTATTATGCATATAATTTTTGACTCTGCAAAATCTCTTAAATATTAAAGAATCAAGACGTTTACTCCAATTCCTGTTATTCCTTTTCTTCAGTTCAGATTGCAGTTTAGCTCTTTGCTTGTTATATTGCTGATTGATGGACTTCAAAACCTTACCATTAACAATAATTGGCTTTTTGCCGATATTGTTTGACATTGTTATAAGATTATCCACCCCAATATCAATAGCAGCTATATGTTTGCTTTCAGACGGTTGTTCTGGAACTTCTATTTCATAAACTATCTCCATAACATAGCAAGTTCCTTTCGGAATAAAACGTATTTGTATTGGTCTGCCTAAACATCTACATTTCCAATCAAAATCATTCAGTAGACGATTCCTTATATAAATGGTAGATTTTTCATAATCATAAACAAGTTGATTGTTTGGTATCATCCAAGGGAATCTACCATCTTTAGGAAGATACTTTGGAAGTTTGGGCATTCCTAAATATTTATCAGGAAGCTCTTTCCAATCCTTAATTGCTTTGAAGTATGACTTCCAGTTCTTATCAAGCAGCCGTAAAGTACAATTTGCTGGTTGACTGAAACACAATTTGTAGTTTTCATGTGTCTTAAATTCAAAGTTCAAATTATAATAATTGATGTAGTTCCCATTTTTAATAAATTCTTGACGAATTATATAATTTGCTTCGTTATATAGATTCTTAGAACGGAAACACATTTCATCAATTATCTTGAATTTGGGATGATCTCTTTTAATTACTTTTTGTTCTGACCTTTGTACTTTCGTTCTATAACCACCTCACACCATTAATTTGTGTCTAGTATTATTTCTTACATTTCACACCTACTTCGTAATTCCGATGCCATTTAAAGTCACATTAGTAATGACATCTTTAGTGAAT